TATTCATGTGGGGATTATATTGGATGTTGTCAATATTCAACAGGTGTTAATGCGTCTATGCGATTTGAATGGTATGTAAGATAATTTTTATTTAAGAAAAAAATAATATTTATTAATAATAATAAAAGATGTTTTCAAATATTCATAAGTTTGTAATTCTTACGTCTAAATCTAATATTGAATGTATTCAAAATTATGTTCCGTTAGTATTTCCACCAGTAGAAGTTGTTAATTATTATACTGATGCGCATATTTGTTTAAGCGATGTAGTTGATTTGACTGATAACTGATAATTTTATTTTTTTATTGATTATAGATAATATAATGAATACTGCATTTGATCCGATATTAATAGCATCTGTAATATTTATGCAAATTGGGGCACGACATTTAGATTTAGAATTAACAGACTTTCAAAAGAAAGTATTGAAAAATAAGGGAATACAGGCAATAATATTATTTGGATTGATATATGTTCCTGTAAGAGATATTACAAAAACATTAATGATTTTATTGTTAATATATTTAATAATATATGTAATTTTTAACGAAAATAATAATTATAATTTATTTTCAAAAAAGTTATTATATGACGAAGGAATTATAACAAATTATAATGACATTAAACAAAAATATTATACGAATTTATCAAATTTATTAAAATAAAAAATGATTATATTTAAAATTAACTTATATAATAAATAGATATGTCGATATATAATGAATTGTCATATAATAGTCAAAAAGTCATTATTGAAGAAGTTAAAGGCATACAATTTAGCGTATTAGGACCTGATGAAATCATCAAGCGTTCTGTCGTTAAAATTACTAAAACTGATACTTATACTGGTAGTGATCCTGTCGTGGGTGGATTATTTGATCCACGTATGGGAGTATTAGAACATAATAAAATTTGCACTACATGTGAGCAAAAAAATGTATTCTGTCCTGGTCATTTCGGTCATATAGAATTAGCTAAACCAGTATTTCATGCGATGTTTTTCGACATAGTAAAAAAGATATTGAAATGTGTATGTTATAGATGTTCGCGTATGTTAATTTCGCAACATACGACTATTGAAGAATTAAAGAATGAAATGAATCGTATATTAGCAATTAAGAATAATCAAAAACGTTGGGAGGCATATTTTAAGTTATGTAATACAACTACTAAAATTAAAGTTTGCGGAGATGATAAGCATATTGGTTGTGGTTGCAAACAACCAGACAGATACAATAAAGAAGCTTCTATGAAAATAGTAGCAGAATGGAAAGATAAATCAAAGGAAACATCAGTACAGCAAGAATTTACAGCAGAAGATGTTTTAAGAATTTTTAAGAGAATTACAGATGAAGAAATGGAATTGATGGGATTTAATCCAAAATGGAATAGACCAGAATGGATGATTTGTACTGTTTTACCTGTACCACCTCCTGCGGTTCGTCCAAGTATTATTGAAGAAAATGGGCAACGCAGAGAAGATGATTTAACTCATAAATTAAGTGATATTATTAAAACAAATAATAATATTATTGATAAGATCAATAAGGGTGCAAGTGAAGAAACAATAAAATTAATTACTATGGTTTTACAATATCACGTATTTACATTTATTGATAATCAAATTCCAGGATTAGCACCATCGCAACAGAGAAATGGTCGCCGTCTTCGTTCTGTATGTGATAGAATGAAGAAGAAGGAAGGACGTATTCGTGGTAATTTGAATGGTAAACGTGTTGATCAATCAGCACGTTCAGTAATTACACCAGATCCATATATTAGTATTGATGAATTGGGTGTTCCTATTCGAGTAGCATTAAATATTACATTTCAGGAGATTGTGAATGAGTATAATATTGAAGAAATGCGTAAATTAATTTTGAATGGTTCAAATAAATGGCCTGGTGCTAAATATGTTAAGAAAGCAAATGAATTGGGACCTATTAATTTAAAATATGCAGATTTAATAAAAATTGCAAATGAACTTAATTATGGCGATGTGGTTCATCGTCATTTGAGAGATGGTGATTATGTATTATTTAATCGGCAACCATCATTACATAAGATGAGTATGATGTGTCATAAAGTTATTATTATGCCATATCAGACATTTAGATTGAATGTATTGGATACACCTCCATATAATGCAGATTTTGATGGAGATGAAATGAATTTGCACTGTCCCCAAAACATTCAAACGATGAGTGAATTAAAGGATTTAGCAGCTGTTCCATATTTAATATTAGCACCTAGAGATGGTAAACCTAGTATTGAAGTAGTTCAAGATACACTAGTTGGATCATTTCGAGCTACTAAAGATTATATTACAGTTGCTGATAAACAAATGGCAAATTTACAAATGATTAATAGTTATTTCAAAGGAAAATTAGAAAAACCATCAAAAAATTTTACATATACGGGAAAAGATTTATTTTCTGAAATTATGCCACCATCATTATTTATTGAAATGACAAATAAGGCTGGTGAAAAAGTTGTTATTAATAATAGTAAATTAATTTCAGGTACATTAGATAAATCAGTATTTCATAATATTACAAATGGATTAATTCCAGTTATTTATCATGATTATGGACCTGTTGAAATTAAAAAATTCTTAGATAACACTCAGAGATTAATTTGTCGTTGGTTATTAACTTCTGGTTTTAGTATTGGTATTAGTGATTTAGTAACTATTGAAAGCACGGATAAAGAATTAAATAATAAAATCAAGGAAATGAAAGCAAGTGCTTATAAGAAATTGGAAGAAATGCGAAAAGGTGATTTAGAAAATAATTCTATATTTTCGAATGAAGAATTTTTAGAAAGAGAATTGATTGGTATTCTAAATCAAACTACTAATGAAGTTGCTAAAATCAGTTTAGCTAAAATTGATGAAAAAACGAATAGAATGTTTAATATGGTGAAATCTGGTTCAAAAGGTAAAGAAACTAATATTGCACAAATCATGGCATGTGTTGGACAACAGAATGTAGATGGGAAACGAATTGCATATGGTTTCACCGATAGAACATTACCTCATTATACTAAATATGATGATGGTCCAGAAGCTCGTGGATTCGTCGAAAATAGTTTTATTAGTGGATTATCACCACAGGAAGTATTCTTTCATGCTATGGGTGGGCGTGAGGGTTTAATTGATACGGCTGTTAAATCTGTAACAGGTGATACTGATATTATTATTATTGAAAATGGAAAAATTAAATTTGCTAAAATTGGAAGTTGGATCGATAATAAAATCGATGATGATGCGAATAAAGAATTTGTTGAATTATTTGGACCCGAAGATATGAATATGGAAATGTTAGGTATTCGCGATGATGATATTTATATTCCTTCATGTGATAATGTTGGTAATATTATTTGGGGAAGAATTACAAATGTCAGCAGACACGATCCTGGAGAAATCTTATATAATGTTAAAACAAAATCAGGTAGAAAAATTACAGTTACAAAATCAAAATCATTAATGGTATGGGATGAATTAAGCAAACAATTTGTTAAGAGAGATACACCAAATGTAAAAATTGGCGATAAATTACCAGTAACTATGAATTTACCAGAAGTTAAAATAACGAATGATATTTTAAATTTAGATGATGGTTATAAAATCGGAAAAGAAATTGCAATTTATATTAATAAAATTCCAAAATATGCATTTCTAGCTACTAATGAATTTATTATTGGACTATTAAAAGGATATTATGAATATAATAGTAGATATTTAAATGATGTATTGATTACTGAAACAAAATCATTAGAATTAATAAATGAATTAGTAGTATTATTAGCAAGAATTGGAATTACAGGTATTATTGAACAAAATGATAAATATTCAATTAAATTAATTGGAAAAGAACTTCATAATTTTAATAAACTTACTGAATTATTAGAATTATCAGATGTAATTGAAAATGATATTAATAATGAAATTAGTAATGATGTTATATTAGACGAAATTATTTCGATTGAAGAAATTCTTGAGATTGAATTTAAACATAAATATAAGAAAGTTTATGATGTTTCTGTTCCTGAAACTAGTAATTTCTCGACTGCTAACGGTATACACTGTGTTAATACTAGTGAAACAGGATATATTCAACGTCGATTAGTGAAAGCTATGGAAGATGCTAAAATTAATTATGATAATACAGTTAGAAATGCGAATGGCTCAATTATTCAATTTATATATGGAGAAGATGGTATGGATGGTTGCAAGATTGAAACGCAAATTATACCAACAATTGAATTAAAATTCATGGATATTGAGGCAAAATACAATCTAACCCCGATTGACAATCTAAAATTATATTTAACATCTGATGCATTTAAAACGATTAATGAAAATACATATACAAGATGTAAGGAACATTTTAATGATTTGATTGCTGATAAGAATTTCTTAATTACAAAAGTAAATAAAAACAGAAAAAATAGTATTGTTAATTATCCGATTCCATTTCATAGAATTATTAAAAATTGTATTAAAAGACGTGAATCAAGTGATATTAAAGCTACTTTAAGTGATTTAACACCTGATTATATATTTGACAAGATTGATGAAATGATGACTGAATTATATATCAAAGATACTGAACAAGGTATGATATATTTTCATATATTATTAAGAGTTTATTTATCACCAAAAAAATTAATTATTGAACAGCATTTTAATAAATCTATGTTTGATTGGGTAGTATCTCAGATATATGAGTATTTCAAAGAAGCGATCGCACAACCAAGTGAAATGGTTGGAATTATTGCAGCTCAAACTATTGGAGAAATGGGAACACAAATGACATTAGATTCATTCCATGTATCTGGAACAGCAGCGGCTGTGAAGGCTACTAGTGGTGTTCCTCGATTGAAAGAAATTCTTAGTGCTACAAAAAAGACTAAAACACCAACATTAATTATATATATGAAACCAGATGTAGCATCTGTTAAAAATCCTAAAATTGCTGAAAATGGTATTGATTATATTGATGACAGAATTGAACAAACAAAGAGCGTTGCTATGAATATTAAAAACTCGATTGAAATTACAACATTATCAAATATTTTAGAGTATAGTGAGATTTATTGGGATAGTGGAAAATTAGATACAACAATCGAAGAAGATAAAGGAATATTAGATATTTATAAGAAATTTGCAGCATTAGATGATAGTATTAATAAATGTCATAGTGATTCACCATGGGTATTACGTATGAAATTTAATAAAGAAAAAATGAATGCATTTGGACTGCGTATGATTGATATTTATACAAAATTAAATAAAGCATATAATAAATATATTGATTGTGTATATAGTGATGATAATGCCGATGAATGTATATTTAGAATTAGATTAACTGATTATGCATTAAAAGATATTGAAAATAAGGATGAAGTAGCTGCATTAAAAGCCATGGAGCATAATATCGTATATCAAGTATTATTAAAAGGAATTAAGGGAATTAACAAGGTTTCTTTAAATAAAAAGAAATATGATATTTACAATCCAACAGAAGAAACTTTCGATAAAGTGGTTGAATGGGTATTAGATACTGATGGAACTAATTTAATTGAAATATTATCAAATCCTAATATTGACGCGACTCGAACTATTTCTAATGATATTCGTGAAATTTACGATGTATTAGGAGTAGAAGCAGCAAGAAATGCATTATATAATGAATTAGTTAATGTGACTGGGGAAGGTTCTATGAATTATCGCCATTTATCATTATTAATTGATACTATGACATTTAGAGGTAATTTAATGTCTATTGATCGTCATGGAATTAATAGAAATGCTAGTAGTGCATTAAGTAAATCATCATTCGAGGAGAGTGTTGATATGTTAATTAATGCTAGTATATTCTCTGAATATGATAATACAAGTGGTGTATCACCTCAAGTAATGTTGGGTAAAGTTCCAAATTGTGGTTCTGGTAATTTCGACATTATTTTAGATGAAGAACATTTAATGGAATTATTAAAAGATGTTAAACAGGTTAAGGAGAATAAATATAATTTAGATGATATTGAAGAGGATGATGATGAAGATAATGATGACTGTCTTGAAGAAAACTTAAAATTCAATATACAATTAAAAGATAAAAATGAATGTTATAAAATAAGTAATCCAGATATTAAAATTATTTAAACAAATGCCAAAAATAAGTATTGACATTTATATCATTTTTGTTTTTGTTAGAACATTTCTAACAATACCTCCCAATCATCGGTAATAACTGACATAGTTTTACCAAATGTATTTAATTCGACCAAATACTCTTTGTACGGCATTTCAACTATTGAAATTTCAATATATTCTTCATTACTAAATAATTCAATAATATTATTTTTATTCATAGGAAAATGCTTGATCATTTTAATAATTATAATAATAAATCAAATCATTTTTTATGATTAATAGATAAAGATTAAACAAATTTATTTAGAAAATAATGGAATACAACAAGCTTTCATTTGTTTAACACTTTTATTTATTTTAACTAAACCTTTGGCACAGCAAATCATAGTATCTATAATTTCACCAATAATTCTATTTTCCATCATATGATTTATATTTTTAATTATTTCATCATTATTAGCTTTAATAAAAATATTATCTTTTGATGTTGATATATCATATAATATTGATATTACTAAATCTTTTTTTGTTTTACCTTCAATATCTTTAATTAATTCGATTTCTTCCATTATAAATGTTATTAATTCAATTGCAGACATCGATGATATATCGATATTTTTATTAATTATGCGCATTTCAATAATTTCTTTATTTTTATTAATAGGTCGAATATCAATTTCAGCTAATGATGTGGTCATATCTAATAATATAATTATATTTTTAAATGTTCATTAATTAAATATTTAATGGCAAGAGGAATATCATTTAATTTAATATAAATGGATGATAAATCCATATTTGAATTTTTATCAACAATTAAATTATAAATTATTTTTTTATCATCGTCATATTTATATAAAATGATAACAGGTCTATTTTCATAATTATTAGGTGATTTATAAAATGTTGATGATAATAATAAATCTTCTATATCACCTCTAACAACTTGTATTTTTTTATTAGCACCGTATTTACTGCGATGAATAGTTATGATATTAATATTAAGAATTTTTGACATAGCAAGAATAAAATAATCATTCGGGAATAAATCACCATATTTATGAATAATATTAAATATAAATTGTTTTCGTATATCATCGTCAGGTAATACTTCTTTAATATAAAACTTTTCCCAAAAAATATTAAAATTGATATAATTTTTACCAATCTCTTTATTAATATTTGCAGATATTTGAGGATTATCAAATAATTCTTTTAATAAATATTTATGCATTTCAATTTTATCTGGATTATTTAATTTTATGCTAAATATAGCTGTCATATCATTAATAGCAGTTGTTTTGAGGTCATCATATGAAGTTTTAATATCTAAAATAGCTGCTAACCATAAATAAAAGTTTTTAATATAATTTATATCATAATTAGTATTTTTAATATAAATCATATTACTCCATTTAGATTTTTTATGCATAGTCCATTTACTATTTAATTGCTCAGTTGTTCCCTTAAATAGTTCTGGTAATGGTAGTTCTTCTTCTTCTTTAACTTCATTATAAATATAATCTTTTGATTGATATGAAATTGTATTAAAATTATTGGCAGGTGTTGCTTGATGATAAATTAATAGTTGCTGAGGAATGTTATTATTGAGTGCTATTTGAGAAAAGGTAAATTGTGTTTTACTTTCTTTAATTAGAGGATTTAGAAAATCATATTTATTATAAACAATAAAATCATTTAAAAATCGTTTAATATGATTTTTAGAAATAAAAGGTATTTCTTCCAATATTATTTGTATTTTGCTTTTTTCTGGTATAGTTGTTAATTTTAGTTCCTTATATAATTCTTTAATTCGATCTATTCGAGGTAAAGATAATAAAAGATTGAATTGATCATCTGGTAAATTAATAATTTTCGAATAAATCATTAATTGTAATTGGAACCATTTTTTATTAATTTTATAATTTTTAAATTGATATTTATATAAATCGTCAATAATTCTTGAATGAATTATATCATTTGTTAATGGTATTTTTTGTATAGTTAATTTATAATAAAATTCTTTTGGAGTTGTTAAAGATTTATCAAGAGTTCCAAAATCAAATCGAATATTTAATTCTTCACATTTATTTTTAAATAGTTCATAATCACTTTTGAGGATTGATATAGGCTCATAAACATCTCCAATAATATCATCATAAAATACTATATTAGTAATACCTAAATTAATAATAATACGAGGTAAAAAACTTATACTAATTTTATCAATAATAATTAAGAAATTATCTTTAGTTAAAAAATGAGTTATTGACAAATCATTATTAATGATTATTGTGTGTAATGAAAATTTTTTAGACATTTTAAGATGATCCGTATTTATCCATGTATTTAATGAATATAAATTATTATATATTGAATTATTTTCACTATAAATTTCTTTAGAAACGCTACATTCCTTAAATAGAGTTTTTAGATGTTTGTAATCATTTAGATGTATTAATTTTTGACCATCGGTACCTTTACTTTTTAATTCTATTGGTTCATAATAATTTTTATCTCTAATAATCATTAATAATAATGGATTAAGTTCCATGGAACCAATCAAATCTTCATAACTGGTATAATAAGGGCAAATAATAGATGTCTCGATTGGTTGTTTATCCCATATAACAATAAGAACGTTATAAATGATGCTAATTAATGAATATAAATAATATGGTGATTTAATGATTGGATAATCATTTGAACTTAAATATAACATAAATTTTTTATAACTTTTGAATATACCTAATAATCTCGAAAGTTTATAATTATTGTCATTTGGTATTTTTGAAATTAAATTAAATTTTTTAATATGATTTTTTAAATCTTCAATAAGTTGTTTATTGTCAGTTGGAATGATTGGTAATTTATCCATAAAAGCTTTGCAAACATTCCCATTTTCTAAACTCATATAGGTGTATAGATCTAATTTTTTATTAATGTCAGAAATAAACATTTCTTTATTCTTAAAATTTAAGCCATGAGCGATTGAATGAATTATACTATCATTATGAATATTTTTAATTTTTTTTGAAGTTTTATGAGATATACCTTTTCTAACAAAACATTTATCATTTTTAGTTAGTAATTTTGAACATACCGAATATTTAACATCTGGAAAAAATAGTTCATGTAGATTTTGTGGAATTATTCCAAATCGTCCAATACGTACTGGAGATGTATTCATTAAATAGTTTTCATCTTTATCGGCGATAGGTTCTTCTTCTTTTACAGGTTCATTATTATAATATTTGCATTTATTTAATTCATCATCTTTAGGTGGTTTTTTGAAACAACATGGAGCACAAATATTATTTTCATCAGGTTTAATTAATTTAACATATCTTTTTTTATTTGGGTCATTATCAAAATACATTTGCATCGGTTCTTCGTCTTCGATTGGACAAGTTGTTTTGCCATTATCAACATCTAAGGGAACTTTTGAAATTGGACACCATAAACGAGGACAAGCATATACATTTTTAATATTTTCTTTACTTCCATAAACTAAATCATTATCAAAATGATAAGTACCATTTTTTTGTAAAGTTTCTTTATATTCTTTTGAAAATACGACAGGTTGATTAACAGCCTGACATTTATTTCGAGCGTAATTATTGGCGAATAAATCTTTATCAGCTTTTGTTAATAAATTTATAAAATAACTGTGTTTTTCTTTACCGAGTGCAGCACCTCCTTCGCTTCTATCACTTTTAAAAGATGATTTATTACTATTACCCTCATCACTTGATGTATTATAACTCAATTTACCTAAATCATCATCGTCGTTAACAGATGAATTAGATGAAGATGATTTTTTAGGAGGTGGTGGTGGTGGTTTAGTTGGTTCTGCTTTCTTTTTTGTTATTTTTTGGGTGGATGATGAAACGATTTTAGACATCCAATAAATTAAATTATCTAATTCACTTTTATTTGGAATATTTAAAATATTTACAAAAAAACCATTCTTATATGATTCAATAATAACTAATGTATTTGTTTTATTAATGGTTTCTTGTTGTTTAAGATTATCAATTTCCATTTCATAAATAAATTCTTTTTCTTGTTTTAATAAAACTTTAGCTTCGTCAACGGTCATATCATTTAATATAACTAATTGATTAATAATATCATCATCTTCTATGCCTAAATATAAACAATTTTTAATATAAGCGAGAGCATCAAAACCTTTTTTATCATAATTGGATGAACGTTTATAAATTAGATTGATAGTATCTCTATTTGATTTCATAATATCAAAGATATCAATGAATTCGCTAATTTTCTTTTTTAAACTCATCATAGAAACATTCTCAATTTCAATAATAAAATTAGCTTTAATGCTCAATTCATTAAAAATTATTTTTTGTTTTAAATGAAAATTTAAATATTTAGAAATTGCATCAATACTTTCATAAATTTCTTTCCAATTTATATTTTTCCTTAAATTAATATTATAACTTAATGATATATTCATATCTTGGTTAATGGTTAATTTAGCATATGTACCGCTATTAAGTATAGAATAACAATTAATACAATTAATTATAGATATTTTTTTAGTGTCAGACCAATTTAATAATTTATCTTTAGAAAGTTTATTAAATTTATGTAATTTATAAATGATTTTATAAGTATCATTAACCCACTGCACTAATTCTATAACAGGTGATGTATTTAATAAATCGAATATGTCAGCGAGTGTATATTGTTTATTTAATTTACTTTTTAATTCATATCTATGAATATTAATGGTATTATCAATTATAGGTTTAGTATCTATTTTTTCTAATTGATTTAATATTGATTCTTTTTTCTTAAGTTCGGCAAGCGATGGAAATGATTTATCTGTAAAATAATAAGGATTATTCTCTAAATCTGGAAAATCTTCTTCAAATATGATATTAATATAATTATATGGAAATAATCCAATATTATAATCATATATAATGGGTTCTTTTAATTGTACACTATTTCTATTGGTAGATAATATAGGATTTGGAGAATAACCGTCCCATTTTATTGATTTAATTTTAAATAATACGGATTTATTTGATTTTTGCAACCAAGCATAAAATCTACCACTATTTAAAGTTTTAGCAATCTTAGCGACGGCATTTTCAACATTATCATCTTTGTATACATATACTTCGCGGGTATTGAATTTATTATAATTAATCCAATTATAAACGATAATTTTTTTATATAAATTCATATCTATTTATTAATTTTAATATTTTTTTTTCATATAATTTATTAGATTAAGTTAAATAATGCCTCGTGATGATAATAATCTTGATTATACCAAAATTAGAGATGCTATGGATGCAGCAGCTGAATTACTAAAAAAAAAGAAAGAAGAAACTTTGGCAAAAAAAGAAGATGAATTAACAACCAAACGAGAAGCCGCTAAATATGATGATGAAGTTAGACAACCATTATATAAGAAAATACTTTTTATTGGATTATTTGTAATATTTGCGATATTTATATTATTATTAATTATATATTTATTTACGCGCAGCAGCAGTAAACCGGAAGTAGTACCAGTAGTACCAGTAGTACCGAATATAATTCCACCACAGCCATTCCCAATACCTATTAATAATGCGAATACTAATAATACATTTACATATAGCAATTCCTCTTCGATTCCTATAACAACAATACCATCATCATTACCTCCACGAATGAATGGAGGTAGGAGAATGTATAAAAATAAATTTAATAAGTAATTTTATTAACAGATGAATATATTGGAAATAGATATTTATAAGATATATAAAATGCTATTATCATTCCTATGAAAATAAAGAACAGATATTTAATAGAATAATAACCTACTGTTAATAAGAATATAAATAGAAATAAATAATATAAATCCATATTTATATTTATATAACAATTAATTTATTATGTCCAACTCGAATATCGGTATTAATAACAATAGGAATACCGAGTTTATGAATATTTTTACAGAATGCAACATCTTCTGAACAAATATCACGAAGAATCTTTCCATCATCGGTTATAATCTCTTGAATATCGCCATTAAAATATGGATATGTCATTTTTCGTAGTACATCTCTTGTTACTGCAAAAAAGCCCATTCCGGTATAATGGACAGGTAGATATTTAAGAGATGTTTCTTTCTTCCATTTAGTAACATCTTCAGGAGTTAGAAATTGGAAAGTTCCATTTTTAGTAAAATAATCAGTATCCCAATCTTTAACAATAGTATATGAAGTTAGATTACTCATACGATACATTCCACCAACAACTGGATGTTGTTCTGTTGAATCGATTAGATCAATTACTTGTTGAGGAGTAAAGATAATATCACTATCGATAGTAATCCATACATCGAATTCCATATTATCGAATGGTTTTTGATTAAAGCCACGAAGAACATCAAGACCAAGAGTTTGCATACGTGCGAATGTTACATATGAACTAACACCGGAGCTAATAACCATATCATATTTTTTAGATTCCCATAGGGCATTAATGGTTGCAGTCCATGATAATAGGAATTTTGAAGAAAAATTATCACCAGGAAGAGCAAATATAATTTTCTTTTTTACTTCAGCTGTTTCTGCGACTGTTTTAACATCGCCGCTATTGTCTGTGATTTCATAAGTCGCACTTTCCTTTTTAGCCTCCATTCTTATTATATATAATTTTAGGATTATATCCTTTATATATTTTTAATTTAATATAATAAATGTCAATAGAAGTTAATTATTATGATATAGAATTAAATGAAACTAATAAATTTGCTCTGCAAAATGATAGAATAAAAACAAAATTAAAACCACATCAATTAACAGCCTTATATAAAGCATTAGATATGGAAATAAATGGAAGTATTCGATATAATATTTCGAGTCGAGAAAGATTCATATCTATAATGACTATGTTATACAGTAATTACACTCAATTTAATAATATTGACAATTTTATACAAATATCAACAAATGTTGGTATATTTGGGGATATTGTTGGATATGGTAAAACCTTAATTGTATTAGCATTAATAGCTACAAATGATGTAAAAAATATATATGTCAATAATATTTATACAAAAACATTTAATAATTATAAAAATTATAGTTATTTGAATATATCTTCGCAAAACAATTTAATAATACCTGAAAATATTATATTCAATACAACATTAGTTATAGTTCCCAGAGGTCCTGTTTATGTGCAGTGGGTAGAAATGATTAATAAACAGACGAATCTAAAAGTATTAGCTATTGATAATTTAAATTTTATAAAAAAGAATTTACCAAAATATAATAGTAATAAACAAGATATTATTAATTTTTTTAATAGTTATGATTTAGTATTAATAAAAAATACAACATTAAGAGTTTTATTTGATTATTATTATGAAGATGGAAATTACAATTTAATAAATAGTTGGAAACGTATTATTATAGATGAAGCACACGATATTATTAATAAAATTCCTAATATTAAATATTATTTTTTATGGTTAATCTCGGGAACTTATGAAGATTTATTAAAAAAGGTATATAATTCTAATAATTCTATAATATATTCGAATACTATAAAAGAATTATTGAATGACGAATTTATTAATTTAATGTTAATTAAGAATAATCCTAAATTTATTAAGAATAGTTTTCTAATACCAGAACCAATAGAAAAATATTATTTATGTAAATTATCGCAAAATATTAATATTATAAAGAATTTTATAACTGATTCTATTTTAGAAAAAATAAATGCAAATGATATTCCGGGTGCTATTAGGGAATTGGGTGGTAAAAATGAAACAGAAGATGATATAATTGAATTAGTTTCAAAAGAATTAAAACGTGATTTATTTAATAAAGAAACCGAACGAGATTATATAACTACGTTGGATATTAATAGCGAAAGTAAAGCAATACGATTGAAGAATATAAATAATGAAATCGAATTACAAAAAGAAAAAATAAATAATTTAACAGAGCGAATTAGTTATATATCATCTAAATCATGTGCCATTTGTATGGATTTAATATCAAATCCTATAATGTTAGAATGTACTCATATATTCTGTGGTAAATGTTTAATGAAATGGATAAATACTAATAAAAATTGTCCAAATTGTCGAACGAATATTACAAGTACGGATAAATTAATAGCAATTGTTGATGAAAATAATAAAAATAATGCGACTATTGAAAATGTTCTAAGTAAAGAAGAAACTTTATTACATATTATAAATGATAAACCGAATGGTAGATTTTTAATATTTAGTAAAAATGAAAATAGTTTTGAGAAAATTAAAATAGAATTACGAAAGAATAATAATAATTATGAATTACTGAAAGGGACTACTTCGCATATGATGAATATTTTGGATAAATTCAAATCGGGAGAAATAAATATAATATTATTAAATACTCAATATGCTGGAAGTGGTATTGATATTAGTTATGCAACAGATGTTATAATATTTCATAATATGGGTATAGAAAAACAACAGGCTATTGGACGGGCACAGAGAGTAGGGCGACATAACGAGTTATATATACATAATTTATGTTATGAACATGAATTTTAGATATTTATTTTTTTATATTTATAATCAATAGAATATAATGAGTTGCTGTTCTACAGATTATCCTAATCGAAAATGTCCATTAAGAATGTCAGACGGTCGCGCATTTACTAATTATGAAACTAGATGTAGTTTTAATAATTCATTAAATGCTAAATTAGCTGAAAATAATATGATTAAATCCAGTTATGAAATGCGATTGTATTTACAACAAAATTATGATAAAATAGTGGAAGAGGAGCGACAAAAAGCTATTAATAATATTAGTCCATGTGGTAATTGTTCTGAATTAATTAATCTTAAAAATAAAGAAATGGATGATAAATATGCGGTAGTGTGCGATGGTGTAAGTTGTTATAAAAGTTTAGTTAATCCAAATGGATTAGGGACATATAAATTATTTTAAATTAATATAATAGAATTATAATGAATGAAACATTTGATAGTGAATATGCGAATATAAATATTACAAACATTAATAATAAACAATTAAAAATTAATGGGTTTATAAAAAATCCCAATAATTATACTAATATGGCTGTAATTGCACCAAATCCTATGGATAAAATAACATCATATTCTGGAAAAGGATTGCCGTTTCCATGTGAAACTATAGCATTCGAAAATACGCCTAATTTCTTTATAATACCTAATACTGGTAGTATAGATACCGTATTTACATATCCAAATAGTTATTATACCCCTGATGGATATACAAAGATTAAATCACCTGTCATAATTAAATTAGACTCGATAAAAATAATTATTGAATTAAAAGACAATTGTCCTTTAAAAACTTTACGCGATCGCGTAAGAGGTAATCCAAATTTCTATGGATTAAAAGAATTAATATTACCAATAGGAACCGCTGAGAATGTAATGAGAGATTATTCAACAGCTAAAGTTTTATATAATATAGCATAATTTATTTTTCTAATAGTTTTACAGCAATCTTATTTAGTTTTCGCAGTTCATGTGAGATTGAATTAAGATGTGTTGCAATATTATTACCTTCTTTATCTACAAAGAAATTCTTTAGCATTTCAAATTGGATAATTGTAGCATCAAACTCTTCATCATCGTCTTCGTCGTCATCATCTTCATCCGCTTCTTCATCGTCGTCATCTTCTTCATCTGCTTCTTCTTCATCGTCGTCATCTTCTTTAATAATGACACTTTCCTTGGTATCATCGTCAGAGCAGATACTATTAGTTTCATCAGTTTTTAGCATTTTCAATAGGATAATATTTTAATTATTAAAATAATTCTTATATAATTTTAAGGAAATGAATTTATATTTAGTCAAAATTTTTAGTTTTTTTATTGGGTTGTTTATTATGTTAGTTATATTATCATATTATAAATTAAATGAAAATTTCACAATTCCCACTAAATATTTAGAAGGTTTTCATAATAAAGAAAAAATCATTAAAGATGATAATGGTAATGGTAATGATCCAAATGAAATAGATAATTCAATATTACCGTATAAAGGACATAAATTTATATGTATAAATACATTTGAAGATACAGATAAAATTTCACAAGCCGATGGGAGATGGTATGATATTGATTCTAGCGATACTGTTAATTTTAATTATAATAATTATTTTAATTTTAAAAAATCAATATCATTTGAAAATAGTGCAAATAAAAATGGTGCAAAAGGTGCTAATATAAATGAATTAACTGGACCAAGTTGTTATAATTTCGCTAATAATAATGAAACATATGAAGTTAAAATATTTACGATGTTTATTACTGCTAAAATTAATGGTTGTAATACTAAAAATAATATTTTATTTGAAATGACTGGTAATACGATTACTACAGATACTATAATACCTACTTATTCACCATCCATTATACATATAAATTTAATAATAACTGAAAATTTAAATTATAGTGTTCATTTAACAATTGGTAATAATATATATAAGGGATTAATCGATGATATTGATAAATCATTTATAGAAGATAATGAATATATAACTATTGGTATGTATTATACGGACGATAAGATTGGATTATTAGTAAATAAGAAAATATATGAATATACGAATATAAATAAATATAAAATCACACTAGGATCTACGCCAATAATTATTAATAAAAACGGAACAATTAATATGAATTTATATAATTTCGTATATTATAAAAGTTTATTTCCGTTTAATGAATATGATAAATTATTGGCATATAATAATTATTATATATCAGGATTAGATTATTTAAATAAACATAAGAATTGTCCAGTAGTTGAGAAAAAATCACCACCTAAAATAGAAGTTTCAAAAGTTGACGATAAAATCATTATTCCTGAATTTAAATATGATGAAATAGTTGATTATTATACGCCAGATATATTAAAACGAATATTTAATTATTAATGTTTCGTTTATTTAAGAGATATAAACATATCTATTTTTTAATAAGTAAAGTAATAAATGAATGATTATATAGATTTTCCAAATAAACAGCAATTAAATGATACTAATTTATTATTTAACAAAACGAAGATAAGCGCAGATATAGCATCTCTGTCGTCCATGTCATCGATGTCATCGTCGTCATCTAGTTCACCAAATAAGAAGCAACAACCGCCACCACCATCATATCAGCCGAAGAAATTAGTAAATCCAAATAAAAAGATTTTATATATGGCTGATGAAGATGACAATAAAAGTAGTAATGGCGATGATGACGACGAAGAAGAGGAAGAAGAAGAAAGCGAAGAAGAGGAGGAAGAAGAAGATGATGATGAAGAAGATGGTGATGAAGAAAAATCGAGCACAAAATTAAATCCTTATAAAAATGAATTAAATGAGAAAAAAGAAATATTATATCAGTTAAATCGATTACAATTAAAGGGTTATAAAATACCTAGTAATTTAACGATGCAATCGAATATTGAAGAAATGAGACACGAGTATAATCGAATAATTAGAGATAAAGATATTGATGCGAGTGTGAGATTTCAGAGAAAGATGTTAATGGCATTTGTTACGGGTACAGAGTATTTAAATACTCGATATGACCCATTTGCAATTAAATTAGATGGATGGTCAGAGCAAGTTCATGAAAATATAAATGATTTTGATGATATATTTGAAGAATTACACGATAAATATAAATCAAAAGGAAAATCTATGCCACCAGAATTAAGATTATTTGTTAGTTTATCTGGTAGTGCTTTTATGTTTCATTTAACTTCTAAAATGTTTAAGGAAAGTTCAATTCCAGGTGTAGAAGAGGTATTAAAAGCAAATCCAGAATTAATGAAACAGTTTCAAAATGCAGCAGCAAAACAATTTATATATAATAATATTGGTTCATCACAACCAAAAGTAGCTACACCAGCTGCTAAACCGGTCGAAAGTGGTGTAAATAGTTTATTTGGTAATTCATCTGGATTATTTGGAATGGTAAATAATTTATTCAGCGGATTGAATAATAGTAGTCCATTTCAAGAGATGCCGTCTATGAAACCTAGCAAACCTGAAAATGATATAAATAATATTATAAATAATGTTCATAATAAAATATCAATACATCAGGATGATGATAATAGAATTGAAACATTATCTATAAGCGATGAAGAAATTACTTCAATAATAGAGGATGCAACCGATGTTAAGATTTTAAAATCATCAACAAGGGGTAAAAAAGCAAATAACAGAACTTTGAATATTTAACGAGGTATATTTTTAACTTTTCCTATTTGTTTTGTAATTTTATTAACACCTGTTTTAATATCATTAACACTTGAGCTTAATTTTGATGGAATTTTAGAGAATGAACCTATTGGATCACGGATAGCACCTTTAAGATCGCCAGCACCATCTTCAACTGATTTTATTAAATTAAACATTACAGATAAAACGGTAAATATTATAATTTGAAGAGCAAATATAATAAATATTAAAATCATTTCAATTACTGAACCTATCATGATTATTTCACGACGCATGTCAGTAGAACATTTGCATTTTTCATTAACTAAATAGCGAGTATATCTAAAGACTTCATATAAATAATAAATAAATACTAGAACGAATATTAGATCTATGAATTTATTGAGGGCGACAATACTGCCACCTAGATTGTCATAAATAGCTTTATCGGATACTAAACCGGTGAATAATAGATATATTATGGAAAATATGGTAAAACCTTTAATAAAATTTATATTTTGGGTCATAGCACATTTACAGCCTTTATTCTCAAGACTTACAATATAACTATAAATTACAATTAATAGAATTATAGTTATAACTGAATATAATATTTTAGTTATGTATGATATACCAAAATTTGCCATAAGTAATGTTTTATTCTAATTAACTAAAATATTATTTTTATATAATAAATAAAGTTCTTTTATTTGGTTTTACATATTTTAATTTTAGAAATTTGAATATATCTTGTTCGCTATGTATATTACTTTTAACTTTTCTATCAAACCCATGTTCGCTCAAAGAAATATTAAATGTCTGTTTAACATAATGACGCATACCGATATTAAATAATTGTGAACCTGTGAAATATAATAATGAGAAATAATATTCGTCTTTAGGTGCAATTAATATATCAATACGTCGCGCTATTTTCTCATTAGGCAATTTAACAACACCCATAAATTTATTTGAACCAAGAGCTAAAGTTTCGACAACATATCCAATAAGGGAATTGATATAAGTCTTTAAATCAAAATTAGGATTTTTCATAATAATAATATCGATATCGCCCATAAGTTTTTTGCCTCTGCGATAAGATCCAACGAATTCATAAGTTAAATTGGATAAATCTTTTTCTAAGATAATCATATGTTTTTTAAATTCATATAATGGTATTTTCTTTTTAAAATCTTTATAATATTTGAATCCTATTTGCTGTTTAGCATTTAATATTGATATATTCTTTTTTAATTGAGGCATGGTGGTTATTCCATTTTCAATAATTTTATTAATATTAGCTGGTCCAATTCCATAAATTTGTATTAATTCCTGTTTAAATTTAAATAACTTATCTTTTTTAATATTTTCATTTATATATGTTATTTTTCCAGTCTCAAATAATTCTTTAATTTTTTCAAATATACCTTTTCCAATTCCAAACTTATTAGTTTTTAATGTTTCTAAATCTTTAATATCATGTGGATATATATGTAAATTATTAATTACGTTTTCATAAGCTTTAATTTTATATTTGTCGTTCTTGAAAACTTCATATTCTTTGATAATACTTAAATATTTAATTATTAAATTTTTATTAAATCTAACCATTATAAATATATAAGGATAAAAAAAATTAAATGTATTTTTCTGTAATATTAGAAATTTTAAATTTTGTCGATGCATCCAAATTAGACAAATCAATATTAGTAATATAATTTATATATGTTTGTTTGGGTATATAATCAAGAATAATAGTATATTCTTCTAATAATAATTCAATAATATGTTTATAATTATTTTTAGTTTCTGCTAAATATATTTTTAAATCTTTAATAATTTCATTAATAATATTTTCAATAATGCTAATTTTATTTATTTTTTTAAGAATTATACATAACGCTCGTAAAATAGATAAACATTTTTTCTTTAATTTAATATAATTGCAATAGACATCATAAAATTCATCATCGAATATTTCATTATGTGGAATTATAATTTCTTGAGGTAACCATTCTTTATTTTCTAAATAACTTGAATAATAGTTCGTAATATGTGATTCTATATAAGCATCATTAAATAAGAATAATACTTCTATATAAATAATATTATTAGAATTTTTAATAAAATTTATGAGAACATCAAATAACGAGTTAATAATATTATCATCAATTTGTGAAATATAATATTTAATTTTATCATATATTACTGATTTATTTACATCAGTTAATTTATTTAAATAAGAAATAAATTCTTTTTTACATTTCGAACTATCGCTAAAATCGATATTAATAATATGATGTCTGGTAGTTGTTTTAATTTTATTGGATGCAATAATCTTTTTCTTTTCCCATAAACTTCTAGCATCGTAATTGGAAACAAAACAATTATAAGTATTTACTAATTCATTTGCTTTATTAACGATATTTTCAGATATTACATTCGAATTATGAGATCTGAGACAATTTAAAAAAACATTATAATTAATTTTAACGAGTCCTATTTCTTCGTTGTCAGCCATATTACAAATTTATATTAATATCTTTATATTTATTCAACATCTAATAATTCTTCATTTTTTGAATTGTCATAATTTATAATACGTTCAACTAATTGTTTTTTCGTTCCGTCAGTCGGTAATTCGCGTTCTTCGCATTTTGTTTTTAGTTTTTCAATATTTAATTTCATTAGATTCTTAGAAGTTGTATCAACGCTCGCACTTATAACCGATTCTACTTCTACTTCTTTCTTTAAATCAAATATTTCTACAGGAGGTTCGACAATTTCGACTTTTGGTTTTTTAGGAATTTCGCAAAATCCACTAATTTCATCACATATATTAGAAGTATCGGTGAATATCTCATTCATTATATTATCGGCTGCGCGAATACTTTCATTTATAGAATTATTATAATGAACGGTCGATGGATTATTATATTCTATTTCCATTCTATTTAGTTTATTCGTTAATAGATAAACGGATTGTTCAAGATATATATATTTATATGCTAAAAATAAAATAAATAATATTAAAATGAAAATAGTTATATAAAATACGATATTGCTAAAAGAGAATAATTTAAATACGAACATTTCTTAAAGTTTGATTATATAATTTGTTTTTCATTTCAATCGCACTATTAATAATATCTTTATTGAATTTATGTTTTTCTAATAGTTCGATTGCTATTATTTGGGTTGAACCGCCTTTATTAATCTTATAATTAAAATCATATGTTTTAGAATCGGTATTATAAGTCGCATTAACATTCAAATTAATGAATGATGATTTATATAAATCAGCTAATTCTATGAGATTATGAAAATGGGTAGTAATTATTAATGTAATTCCATTTAATTTACCTAAATATTCGGCAACCGAGAATGCAACCGCTACACCTTCTATTGGTGGTGTTGAATGCATCGGCTCATCCATTAAAAATAAACCTCTTTTATTATTTTTATGCAAATCATTTGCTACATTTATCATACTATTGCAATAGCTGGTTTCTGTTTCAAAATATGATTTATCACCGACTATATCAACTACGCGCATAAAAGTCGTAATTGCATCATATAAATAAATATTACCTTTAATAGCATTTATAATACCAAATGTTTGAGCAAGTATAACATTTGCAGTTATTGATTTAACATATGTAGTTTTGCCACCAGCATTCACACCAGTAATAATAATATTCTTTTTTAAATTAACCGGATTTGGTGTTTGTGTTGATGGTAATAATGGATTATGAATATTCCATATTTTAGTGTCGGTATTGTCAAATGTTGGAAGACACCAATATTTATTTTTCTTAAGTTTAGTAATAGTATTTATAATATCAATTGTATAAATAACTTTTAGAATATTTATAATATCTTCCTTATATTGCTGATTTTTCCATAATTTATAAATGGTCGAAATATCATTATTTAAGGTTGATAAGTTATTTATGCTATTATTTAATTGTTCTTCTGTTAATTCATGGTGAAATAGGAAGAATGATTTCCAAATATTATTGGATTGTTTAATTATAGTTATGGAAGTTTTAATAAAATCGACTAATCCATGAATTTTATTAAATAGTTTTTCACGTATTTTATAAATAATATAGGAAACATAAAATGATTGATAAATACTATAAATATATACTGCTACATACATAAAAACAGTAACAATTTTAATTAAATCATTTCTTATATTACCAGAAAATGTAAATAATATTTTAATAAATTGATAAATAATTTTTAGATAATCTAAAAAGGGCATTTTAACTTGTAAGTATTTATTTAAATAATAGAATGGCATATAAACAGCCGATATTGGAAATACGAGACTTGATAATGGAACAATACAAATTTTATATATATGATAAAAATCTAAAAGAATACTATAATAATTCATATTATTAATCATATATGTCGATGGAAATAATAGATTTATTGATAAATCTTCGTCTATTTCTTCTTTTAGTGTCATTATCCATAATAATTCATTCTCATTATTTTTTAATGATTCAAGATGGTACGACAAAACTTCAAAATTATTTTTTTGTCTCATTAATAATAATTTTTTATCGTTTATTGGTGTTTTTATTAATTTTTCAATTAATATAGAACCGCCTTTTGTGGTTGGTAATGTTTTAGCCCATTCATTTATTTTAGTATCAGTATATAAATTATCACTTACAATAATTTTATTATTGGTATCATTATTTTTAAGGATAGTTTCTAATAATAAATTAGCAGTTTTATCAGGTATTTCAAAGATAACATTCAAATTATCTAAATCCATTTTTAATAATATATTTACATAAAATAATATCATATTTAATTTCACTTATATAAATAAAAAATGAATATTAATAATCAATAATTAATTATGAATTATATAATAATGATACACGATGATAAAATTTATAAAATAGATAAAGAACCATTCGAAACAGATGAAAATACGTATATTCGCGGTTGGTTTATCATAAATAAAAAAACAGAAATAACTGATGAATTAATATCACGTTCTATTATACATTTAAATGAATACAAAAATAATATGAAATATGTTTAATATTTAGCAGTACGAGGGCGGGATTTGGACGCTGAGGCACCTAGAGAAGTTGATAATGATTTTGATTTACGCACAGAAGATGGTTTTTTGGATCCTAGAATATTGGACATATTGAGAGTCGGATTTTTATCGGCAAGCATACGCGCTCCAAGTAAAGCAAGTGCAGATATGAATGGGGTTAATTCAACGCCAGCAGGTAATGAGGTGCCACCACGAAGAGAATTAGAGGCACAAGAATTGCAACCGGCTTTGGTTTTAGTACGACGACCACCTGTAATATTGGGAGTAGCAGCCATAGCAGCCTGAGCTACAGCCGGATTGAGCATAAAAGGATAATTAATATCAGCGACACCACCACGTTTTGAAGATGTTCGAGAACGCGTAGTCATATATATCTATTTAAATAATATATTTTATTTTCTAATATAGAATACTAAAAATACCGCCAAAATAGTTGTTATAAAATTTAATATAATAATTAAAATAACGAATGGAATTATATAATACAATAGATATATAAGTATAGGTTTTATAATTTCAGTCCTAATATCTTCGTTCAATACTTCATTACGTATAAAATTAATAATAAAATCGACCGGTTTATTATTTTTTTTTAGTTGCGTCATTATTATTATATTGATTAACTTAATATTATACAGAATGAAACATTCGCTAAAAAATCCGCAACAAAAAAATAAATGTCATGTATCGTATTTAAATAAGTCTCTTAAGATTGAATTAGGCGATGTAAAAGTTAAGAATATTATGGGTAATGTTATAGAATGTCATATACCTATAAAACAGAATGCAAACGCAATAGATGTGATAAATGAATTGGATAATTTATCATTAAAAACGTTACTAGAAAATCCGGAGTGGATAAATAATAATGATGTTGAAAATTTATATAATTTTTCATATACAGATGATATATCTAATTTAAATGTATTATTAAATAATAAGAGTTGTTGTTATTTTAACGATAACGAAATATCGATAGAAGAGACAATAGAAATTATACGAGATAATATCAAATTGAAGGATTATAATATAATAATGGAAATAAGTTTTTTGGGGTTATTTATATATGATTACGCAATTATTAATAAATGGTCGATAAAAACTATAAAAATAGATGATATGATGGATGATTTTGGCGATTGGAATAAAAGCGATATAGAAGATGATTGGGAATTAGAAATTAACAATTTTGAAACGATTGTTAAAAACAAAATAGAAGAATATAATAATGCGGTAAAAGAAGCAAGATTATTATTAAATGAAATTAGAAAAGAAACGAATATTAGTATTTGGGAAAAAAATATAACAAAATTGAAAAAATATATTTTAAAATTATAATTTTATCTGTATTAATATAATAGATAGGTATTTAAAATGAGTTCTAATAGTTCTTCAATTGTTATTTCTTTTTCAATCGCTATATTATTATTACTCGTATTATTAATATTAGTATCTTACAATTCTAAATGTAAGATGGATAAAATAGAAAGATTTGAAAATGATGCTCCATCATCCCAACAACTACCACCGTATTTATCTGCTCCGTTTTTAACAGGAGGACCACCTCAAAATAAACATATAGATGGTTTTATATCAGTAGCGGATATAGCAAATGCTAATGTTGATGTTTCAAAAGCCAGCGATGGTTCTATGGGATATGCGGTTCAATCCTCAGATGCTCGTAATGAAAATTATGCATCTGTTTCTACTACTTATGACCCTAATGAACTTGATAATAATACTTGTTTTTCACGTGATCGCTTAACAAGTAGTGATTTATTACCGAAAGACGGTGCTAATTCTAAATGGGCTCAAATAAATCCGGCTACTTCAGGTGATATGCGCGATCAAAACTTTTTAACTGCTGGATATCATATTGGCATAAATACTATTGGTCAATCATTACGTAATGCTAATTTACAATTACGATCTGAGCCACCCAATCCACAGGTCGCCGTAAGTCCGTGGGGTATTTCAACTATTGAACCTGATATTCGTAAAGTAGCATTCGAAATTGGGAGCGGACAATCTAATTAATCAAATACGACTAAACATTTAGTATTAATAATATCTTGTTTGGGGATTAATGAAACTTTAGTTGTTAATTTAATTTTATATGAAAATTTAGACATATTTTCATAAATTTTTTTTTGATTGTCAATAGCATAATTGATTATTTTATTATTAAAAGCCCATTTAAAGAAATTCAATTGCCCGATAGTTGTTTCGATTTCGTCATTAAATAAAATACGTTCATGACGTCTAAATGCATCAAAATTAAATTTTTTGAATGATTTTAATTGTGCTCTATAATCTAAATAAAGAGTAATTTTCCTATATTTTTCAATATTATAATTATCAGGTAAATTATAATAAACATTATCATCTATTTCATTAATCCAATAAATAATATTATTACATTTAGCATATCGAGTTACCAGCCAATCAATCATACGTAATGATAATTCGTGTTTGCCGTCAATTATTGTTTTTAAAGTTTCAATATATTTAGGATGATGATTATAAAATGTATATAAAGAAGATAATAATAAATCTTTACTACTATCAGACATTAATTAAATAACGCGATGATTTCTTATATCAATTGCCGAATGTCATCATATCAAAAACTAAACCAATTATACATAATGCTATTAGAATACCTATTCGTAAATCCCACATAATAATATAATAATCGATGATTATAATTACAATAATAATCCAGTAATGCTCATACAAATCTATAATAGTTTCTGGATATGGTATAGCAGGTCTTAAACCGTATATTAAAAGATAAGCGGATAATATTCCTATTATAATATAGCGAAAAATAATATCGATCATTCTATTATAAATATTATTTTTTCTTTTCCATATTAATAATAGAAAAATGATGTATGCTACATTAGACGAAGCATTCCCAAATTATGCATCTAATCCAAAGAAAAAAAAGAAAACTGGGGAAACATTTATAAATGATTATGGGCGTGAATCTGATTGTTATTATAAAAAACAGGGAATTGATATGCCAGATTGTGCAAAAAACGGAGAACCATTCGCTAATAAAAATGAATGTTCGCCATTACAAGTACCAGAATATAAATTACCAGTCGACACAAATGCGCAAAATGCATTTAATAAAGCATTAGATGCATCATTAAACGATAGAAAAGTTGAAAATAACTATCCTGATAAATATGCTATAAAAGCTTATGAATACGATGAATATGATGCTTATTTAAATATAAATGATATTAAGACTCATAATGTTGATAAGACACCTGAATATAGAACAACGCCATTTTTGGAAGAATATTTAAAAAGTTTAAGAGATAATTTTAAAAAATCACCAGAAAATCAAACAATCAAATTAAATGATGTTGAACAATTCACCGATTATAATAGAAATTTAAAAGTTGATATTAATTTATATAATTTATTTTTATTTATATTTATAGGTATAATCGTTATATTATTATGTGATCAAATTACACAATTAGCTGTTGCCGTTGCTAATAAAAATATATAAACACGCAATAATAATTCTTTATATATATATGAAATATTTTACGCATGTAGTTTTTTCAGGTAGTGCATTAAGGTCGTTATGTTTATTGGGTATATTAAGATATTTATATTTTTATGATTTGGATAAGCATATTAAGAATGCAGCAGGAACTTCGATGGGTTCTTTTTTTTGTTTAGCGTTTGCTTTAAAAATACCTATAGATGAATTGGAAGCTATGATAAAAAGATTAATAGTTAATCCAGAGATTATAACAGTATCATCAAATAAATTATTAAATTTATTTTCAGATTTAGGATTTAATGATTCTAAATTATATTTATCAGAAATTAAAAATTATATTAAAAATAAATATTCTATGGATGATATTACATTTATAGAATTATCAAAAATGACCGGAGTGAATGTTTATGTTAGTACCACTAAAATTAATGATGGCTCTAATTTTATATTTAATGTGAATGACACCCCAGATGTTTCAGTATTAGATGCGGTGGCTGCATCTATGTGTATACCAATATTATCAAAACCTATAAATATTGATGGTTATTATTATGTGGATGGTTGCATTACTAATAATTTACCATATGAAATATTTAGTAACATAAGCCATGAAGATATATTAAATGTTGTCATATACATCAAAAACGATTATAAACTTTCTAGTATAATTGAAAAAAATAAAGAATTAGATTTTATGATTTATTATAAACAATTAATGACTATAATATATTCAAATTCATTAAATAGCTGTTATATATCAAAAATACCAAAATTTAAAAACCCATTAATAATTAATGAAAGTCCATTTAAATCATTTTATAATTTAAAAATTAATGAAAATGACATTAATTTTAATATACATGATGATGATATTGAAAATTTAATATTACAAGGTTTTAGAGATATTAATAATTATATGAAACAATATGAGGTTGAAACTTAAAAGAAAAAAATGATATATATGAATACATTTAAAATAAATATAATATGTATTTTTATATTCAGGATAATAAAGATTGGAATAGCGACAAAAAGGTTAAATATGGTATTGCAGATGAATATAAGTCACGATTAAAAACGGACCAACATTCATATAAAAGCGAATATATTTCATTATTTGAATATAAAATAACGGATGAATATAAATTAGATTATAAAGAAATTGATAATATAATTTCAAAACAGCAAACAAGTAAAATAAAATTGTTAATGAATCATCATTATCCTAAAATTAAATTTGAAAATTTATTTAAAATTAAAGAATTTCTTATAAATCATGGTGGTGGAACTGAATTTATTAGAAAAGATGGTATCGAATTATTAGAAAATATATTATTAAATGATTTTCCAAAATTAGGTATTATTATTCGCAAAATACCAAAAGAAGAATGGATATTCGATAATGAATATGATAATATTGTTGCTTGTGATGTTATTGATTTTAATGAGGAGGATGAAGTTGTTGATAATGATGATATTAAGTCTAAAATTCCTATTCTTAGAGAAGGAATAAGAGATTATCAGCAAATTATTATTGATGAGTGCTTAAAAAATATTTTGATTGATAAACGTTCATATATATCATTACCTACGGGTGGTGGTAAATCATATATTGCGTATAAAATGGCTGATATCTTATTAAAAGATATTAAAAGTACTATAATTATATTAACACCGAGGATTAATATATGCGAACAAAATATTAAAGAAAAATATGTAAAATTATTAACGAATAAATATATAATTCATAAAAATTTCGATAATATTAATAATAATGATAATAATATTATCTGTTGTTGTATAAATTCTATTGAAAAGGTTGTTAAAACAATAATTAAATCTGATTTAAAAAATATTTTAATATGGTTTGATGAAGCTCATATTGGTATTGAAAGTTGGGTAATTAATGATAATAAGTTTAAACATTTTCTATTGAATGATAACGAGCATATTAAATATAGATTATTTACATCTGCATCACCAGACAGAGAATTTGTATGTAAAAATAATAAAATATTTGGAGAATTTATAAATCCTGTTAAAACCAAAGATTTAATAGCTGATGGTTGGTTATGTAAATTAGACGCTTATATTTATAAAGATGATATACATGAAGATGTTTATATAAATGATAGCTCACATGTTAATTTAATTATAAATAATTTAAAAAACGTTGGATTATGTTTCTCTAATTCATGTGAAAATGCATTAAATTTATATAAAATTCATTTAGAATTGTATAAAAAGGATAAAACGATACCTAAACCATATTTATTATTAAATTCAGCGACAATAAAAGATTATATTAAAAATAAACATATTTCTAATGAAGATATGATGTTATATTCGATTGATGGTTTTGAGGAAGAAGAAGGTATTAGAAAAGTTGGATATATTGTTAAAATGTATTCATTAGGATATGATAATCCTAAAATTGATTTCATATTTTTCAAAGATCCTAAACTGTCATATAAAGATATTATTCAATCTATTGGACGCGGTTTAAGACCATGTGGAAATAAAAGAACAGCTATACATATTCCGGTTTATATTGATAATGAGGATGATGCTAATAAATACGATAAAATTAAAGAAGTTATTAAATATTTAGTATTGGATGTTGAATTAAATATTAAGGATATTAAAATAATTAATTCTAAAAAAAAGAAAAGTAGCAGTATTAGAGATGTAGTAAAAAAAGAATATGAAGAATTCACAGATGATATTGAAACAATATTATATGAAATAATAAACAAAAATATGACTCATCAAATGATAATAAGACAATTAAAATATAATAATATTCATAATTATTCAAAATATTCAAAATATATTAAAGATAATGAATTATTAAAATTACCAGAAAAACTATTTGAGGTATATCCATCATTTGATTTTAATGAAACTTATATTAATAATTCAAGTCCGTATTATTCACGTAAAGAATGTATTGAAATGATAAAAAAATATCAAGATGATTTAATATTTGAGGATGATATGGATAAAGAAAACAATAATGAATTATTAGAATTCTTAATAAAAAAAGATAAAAAAATACCGAATGAATGTTTATGGATGTATTACGGCGGAGATAAAAAAGATTTTATAATATTTGTTTAAACAAATTCTCTGCAACATTCTTATTTAACTCATTTTCTTTTTCCAAACTCTTGATAATATCACTATTATAATCAAGATATTCAATAATCTCATTTTGAACTTCAATTGATGGTATTGGTATTTTAATATTTAATAAATCTTTACTATATACATGTGGTTGTCCTGCTCCTGATTGTAATTCATATATTGATTTTTGAATTGATTTAAAATAATAATATAAATAAGTATTATTTAAACTATTATTTATTGGTATTATTGAAAAACAATCACTTGCCCAAATTTTATTATTATATTTATTTATAAAACCAGCATAAGCACCACTTGAAGAACATAATATAATATTTTCATTTCTATTATACTCATTATGATAACCCAACGGTTTTTGACCTCCTCCAATAACAGGATAATCACCTTTAATTAATTTATCTTTCGTAATACTAGTACCATTTTTAAAAGTGCAAACTTCACCTAAAGTTTTAATTTCAAATTTATTTAAATAAAGTTTATTTTTTAAATATAAATCATTAATTGTTTTAATTTTATTAATTTTATTTTTATTATCTTCAATAATCTCATAAATACCATCAAGTAATTCAACTAATTCATTTTGTTTTTCTAATGGTAATAATTGAATTTTTAAATTTGATATTTCATTTAATGATATTGTTCCTAAATTTGTTGTAAAATGTGCTTTTTTATTTGTTTCTAATCTATTTATATTTAAATAATAATATATATATTTAATATTTATTTCTTTTATTTTAGAGATTAAAGAACATACATTTGCTCTACAAGCTGTTTTTCCATTTACATAATAACATTTACCTAAACCAACATTATCACCTATAATATTATTTTGACTACCACCAGCACATACTAATAATAAATATTCAATATAATCAAATGAATATATACTATGATATCCACATGGATTATCAGATTTACACGAATAAAATGGTATATCTCCAATATTATCCATATCATTAGAATTAAATTTACCCATTTTTAAATCAAATATTTCACCTAAAGTTTTAATTTCAATATCGTCGCGGTATTTGTGTTCTTCTTCGATAATTTCATTATTAAAACTGAGATTTTCATTTAATTTATTAAATCCTAAATTTGTAATGCCAGTTGAATGGATATCGATATATTCAACTTCATGATTATAATTATCGTAATCGCCTTTTTGGATAATTAGGGCTTTTGTTTTTATATTAGTATTTGTGAATGCACCACCATTAATAGTAATAATTTTAAGAATTCTGCAATTATTTAAAATAAATTTGCGAATATTGATATTATTTTTACCGACCATTAATTCGCCATCAGGTAATATAATACATGCAATACCGCCAGTTTTTAATAAATAAATGATATTTTGAATAAATAAATTAATTCCATTATTAGCTTGAATTGTATAAATATCTTTAAATTTTAGAGGTGAATCTGGATAATTAGTTTTTTTATAAGTTTCAAAGTCTGTTTCTAATTGTTTATAATTGGTTTTTGTACCGAATGGAGGATTAGTAAATATAATATCGAATTTTTTTTCTTCGAATAAATATGGATTTTCAATAAGACTATTACATCTTTTAATATTCTTATTGCAACTATTTGTTGAAATCATCAAACTTACAATTCCTAATTTTAATGTATCAGGTTCAATTTCACAACCATAAATATTTTCTGGTTTAATTTTGGATTTGCAAGCATCATGTGTATAACATAATAATCCACCAGTTCCCAAACAAGGGTCATAAATATCATTATTATCACCGTCTAATTTTTCAATAAGTTCCTTAAATCCGCAATCATTAAGAATGGATTTAATGATGCCACGAGGTGTGAAGAATTGCCCCAGTTCTTTTGAATTTTTATTACCTTGATATTTTAAGAATTTTTCGTGAATATCTCCATTAAAAGATTGAATTTCTCCAATAACCAAATCATTAATTTTAAATTTACTAATAATTTCAATTAAATTAGAAATTGCATATGTATATTTGCAATTTAAAATATAATCTTCGTTCGAATATATATCTGGAAAAATTTTACATAAACATTCTAAAATAAACTTTTTCCACATATCTTTTTCATCACATTTAACATTTCTTCTATCAGCTTTAGTAATTTGAGAAATATCTGTTAAATATTCGAGATAATATAAATAATCTTGGAATGTTGACTTTCTGTTTTCTTCAACATTTTCAAGATTACCGTCATATTTATCATAAAACATTATCAGTACAGTATTTGTTTTTTTATAATTATCAATCAAATGTTTAATATATTCATTATTATTATTATTTAAATGGTTAATAATAACGAGTGTGAAAAATTTCATAATATCATTTTGAGCTTTACTACCAGTAACACCTTTAGTATATAGGAAATTATGACATTTATCTATAATTACTTCTAAAGAAGAGTAATTATCATTATAAGAAGTTGAAGTAGATTCATTAACGCCTTTTTTTAATAATGTGATGAGTGTTTTAATAGCTTTTGGTTTTTTTGCTTTCGTTAAATAATCTAAATTCAATTCTTTACATTTATCAATTAATTCGTCGTGTGATAATGTTGAATAATCCATAATAATAAATAATATGATATCTTAAAATCATTTTTTTATGATTGTAATAAAAATAAATTTTAATGCAAAAGAAATTTGGATTTTGGCATAGAAACATCTTCTAATTTCCACGATATATAAATCATATTATTATTTGGAGCTGGTAAATTTGATATATATAATCCGCTTTTTTTTAATGATGAAATTATATAATTCATACAAGTATCATATTTATATAATGGATATCCTATAACGATTGGAGGGATAGTATAATATAAACTTTGTCCGCCAATTTCAGCAACAGACTTTATTTTTTTATGACAAGTTTCTAATATTATTATAAATGCCTGATTTACTTTTTCATCTTTTTTTTTCTTAATTTCATATAAATCATGTAATGAAAGTTTAGAAGCCATATATAATTATAATATATTTAAGTAGAAGATTTTGGCGTAGTAAATGTTGGTAATGGATCTGTAAATTTAATTAATTCTTTATAGTCATTACGGTTTCCATTAAAAACAGCATAATTACCGGTGCTATTTTCTACTAATAATATAGTCGGTGTACCTCTTACTCCATATATATTTGATTTTCGATGACCTTCGGCGTCATCAGTTATATCATATTTAACTAGAGAGAAATTATATTGATCAGGATATTTAAATATTTCACTTTCTAATGGCTTCCATGATTTATTTTCAAACTCGTCACAATAACCGCAAGAGGGCATATAATAATATTGGAGTGTATATGCTTTGCCAGAAGCAAAACCTTCAAATTGTTTATAAAAACCACTTGCAAATAATGCAGTAATTATTAAGACGATTACTAGGAATAGTATAATAAAAAAACTCGAAGCGGAAGATGAAGAGGATTTTGTTTTCATTTCTATTTTATTAAAATATTTTATTTGTAAAAAAATCTTTTATTTCTTAATCTTAATGATATTAATAATGCAATACTTAAAATAGTAGTTACTATTGATGATTTACGTTTTTTATTCATATACTAATTTTATTTTTAAATTGTTTATATATAAATAAATAATAAATAATAATATAATTGCAAAAATGAAAAAATCAGCATAATGCAAATATTTAATAATAATATCATTTAGATTAGTTAAATTTTTACTTTTAAGCCATATAATCGAATTTAAAACAAAGAATAAATATAATAATATACATATTAAAATAAATATATATATAAGCATTCTATTTATAAAAAATGATTAAAATATAAATAATTAAAATCATGATTGCTTATACTTTAAGATCTTTGATTATCGTCAATCAAACACCACTTATTTATACATGCGCCAATACGAAATTATCATTAGAGCATATATACCCTAAAAGTTTGATGTTTAAGAAACATTATAATGATTTGCACAATATCTTCAAGAGTGATTCGTATATTAATAACATGAGGTCAAATTATAAATATACAGGTGAATTAACACCATCATTTAATCGTTTATATGATTCTGAAAATTTCGTAAATACGAAAGATAAATTATTTATACCAGACGATAATAGCAAAGGTATTATAGCAAGAGCTATTATGTATATGAGTTTTCAATATAAATATGATTATAAAAAAGTTATTGATTATGATAATTTAGTTGGATGGTGTTTAGAATTTCCTCCAACTAAAGAAGAAATTCATCACAATAATATTATATTCCAGAAACAAAAAACGAGAAACATGTTTATTGATATGTATCACAAAAAGAAATTTAAAAATCTGTTATATCATTATTTTTCATAATTATTTATATTCAAATGGTTCAATTGTAGGTAATGATGCAATTCAACTTCTCAAAGATAATCCTAATAAAATTAATTGGAAAAATTTATCAAAAAATAAAAATGCAATTGAACTTCTCAAAAAAAATCCTGATAAAATTGATTGGAATATGTTTTCATTAAATTCGTCTATATTTACATATGATTATAAAAAAATAAAACAAAACTTTCAAGAATTAGCTGAAGAAATAATTGCTAAAGCATTACATCCAAAAAGAATATTCAGATTAATAGAAGAATATGGAGAAGATGAAATTTATAATACTTATTTTGATGATGATTAATCTTAAATTATATTTAAAGAATTCTTATTAATCTCCTTAAATTAATTTATTAATAAAAATTACTAAATCATTTTTTTATTATTATAATTATGTTTTATTACATATATTTTTTAAAAGAGAGATTTAATGATTATTTTGATTTAAAGATATTAATAAAACTCCTTAAATATCTTTTATTTCATAATTATTATTATAGAAAAGCCTAATATTTTGTTATTTTTAATATAAATATAAAAATTGATTTAATATTATTCAGAAAATATTATAATATGTCAGATTTAATAAATAAAACTTTAGAAGAATTAATAGAATTCTGCAAAGAAAAAGGAATAAACTATTTAACAAAAGCAAAAAAACCAATGGCAAAGAAAACTATTATAAATAATCTTAAAAAAAAAGGTTTAATTGAAGATATTGACGATGATGATGATTTAGATACAGAAACAACTGATATTGATGTTATTATTCGCAAAACTCACAATTATCTGTATAAGAGTGCTGGGATTGTTGGTTCAAAAGCACAAAATGATATTATGAGAGTTTTAATTATGAGAATTTTCAATATTCTATTATCTAAAAATAATAGTTATTTATTATCAGTATTAGAAGATGCTAATATTAGTAATAAATGCGTATTAAAACAATGCCAAAAAGAAGAATATAAATCTTATATTTATGATATTTCAAATTTATTAAAAGAAGAAGATAATATTAAAAATGTTTGGAATATGTTTATAACTAAATTTATGTCAATATTATTTGATAATATTTATGATCCAAAAGATGCACATTTTAATACTCCAAATGATTATGATATAACTAGACTAATAAAAATAATTTCTAAATTTAAAATTACCGATGAGTTTATTGATGAATTCTTTATGAAAAATGGAGATATTCACGAAAGTTTTCTTAAATACCAAGGAAATGTTAATTCAAAAGAACTTGGTCAATTCTTCACCCCTAAAATAATAATTAAATTTTTATTAAATGAATGTGGATTTAAGGAACTAATTTTAAATAAAGAAGGTTCTGATTTTAGTTTATGCGATTTTTGCCTAGGAACAGGAGGACTACTATGTTATACTTATAATTATTGTAAAAAAAAAATTAATCCTTTGAAAATTTACGGATGTGAAATTGAACCAGATACAATTAAATTCGGTAGTGCTTCATTAATGCTATCAACTAATAGATATAATTCAAATATATTGAGATGTAATTCTTTAATAGAAAATCCATATTTATTTAATAAAGAAGAGGATAAATTTGATATTATATTTATTAATCCACCATTTGGAACTAAAAATAATTATAAATCATTAAATAAATTATTTAATAATTATAAAAATAAAATAATACCAAGACCTGAATTTAACGGAAATTCAGAAATTGAATTCAAAGATATTTATCCTATTAATACAAATAATGGTGCTGAATTATTTATTCAATTAGTTATATATTCATTAAAACAAGATGGCATTGCCTGTATTATTTTACCAGATGGCGAACTTATGACATCAAATAATATGACTATTAGAAAATATATATTAAATAATTGCCAATTATTAAAAATTATTAATATTAATGGAGGTGCATTTACAAATACAGGAATTAAAACAAAAGCTTTAATTATTAAAAAATGCAATAATGATAATTATAATCAAGATATAGAATTTATTGAATTAAATGAAAAAGTTAAAGTTTTAGGAATTAGAAAACTAAATGAAAAACTTCAATTTACATTTGAAGATGAAAAAGAAGAAATAATTAATTATAATAAAGAAATTGAAATAAAAACTTTGGGTGAAATTTGTGAATTTCAAAATGGTTCTCAACTTGATAAAAAAGATATAATTAATGGGGATATACCTATATTTGGTGGTGGTTTTAAAATTGTTGGATTTCATAATAAATATAATAGAAATGGTAATGAAACAATTATATGTGGAACAGGGGCGTATTCTGGTTATGTAAATCAAAATTATGGAAAACCATTCTGGGCTTCTCAATGTTTTACTATAAAAAGTAAAGATATTAAAATAATAACAGATAAATATTTATATTATTATTCAAAAATAATACTTGAAAAAGAATTTATGTCAAATCAAAAAGGAACAGCAATACCATATATAAGATTTACACAAATAATAGATTTGAAAATCCCTATACCATCAATTGAAATTCAAAATAAGATTGTTAATTATTTAGATATGATATATGAAACAGTTATTAAAAATAATAATGAAAAAATAGAAGATATTAAAAAACTTAATAAAGATTATCTTGATTTGACAATTGAATTTAATAAAGAAATTGAAATTAAAACTTTGGGTGAAATTAGTATAATTAATCCTGAAAATATGAAATTAGGACAATATACTGAAATTAATTATATTGATATTTCTTCTGTTAAAGGAGGTCAAATATTAGAATTACAAAAATTAACAAATGATTTTCCATCAAGAGCAAAAAGAATAATTAAAAAAGGTGATATATTATATTCATCTGTTAGACCTAATTTGAAAGGATATGTTTATATTAATAATGATATTAAAAATGGTATTGCTTCAACCGGTTTTGCAAATATTAGAATAAAAGAACAAAATACCATATTATCAAAATATTTATATTATATTATGACATGTGATTTTATAAATAATGAATTAATAAGTAAAGCAAAAGGAGCACAATATCCAACAGTATCATTTGATGATTTTGAAATTTTAAAAATCCCGATACCATCAATTGAAAAACAAAAAGAAATTATTGAATATTTAGAGTTTAATGATGAATTAATTAAAACTTTAGAAAAAGAAAATGAAATAAATAAAAATAATGCTGAATTATTAATGAAACAAATTTTATATAAATAAGATATAATCTTTTATTGAACCTCCGTAATAATACCATAATGAAAATTTAGGTATTTTTTTATCAATTTCATTAAGAAATTCAATTATTTCGTTATTATCATCTTTATCAATTTCATCATTATCTATAAAATCATTTTTATATTTTTTTATTGCTTCAATACATTCATCTCGATTATAATAAGGACTTGAATTATTTTTATAAGTATCATTAAAATTGAAATTAGAATACTTTTTAAATAAATCTACTGGAAGATTTAATTCTTTATTTTCTTGTAATGATATATATTCATTATAATCATTATAATTATGAATATTATTATTCATTAAATGATTTGTTATTTTTGATATAGTCCATTTATCATTTTTAACTTCAATATCCCATTTTATAATATTTGATATTATTTCATTTTCTTCTAATTGACAATAGTCATCAATACTTGAAATACTTAAATCATCTTTTAAATGAGTTTTAGGTTTTTTATTATAAATTTTAATATCATTAATATCTAATCCAATATCATAAATAAGATATTGAAGTATTTCTTTTATTTTTGTGAATTTGATATATTTATCAGTTTCTTCACTTTTATTATAAATAGGAATAATAATATCATTTATTTTAAATTTATTTCTCCCTTCTTCTCCTAATCCATCAGGTCTTATACCTCTTCCAATAGATTGGATAATATCTTTATTGGATAATTTAGGGTCTCCGAATGATAAGAAATCAATTTTAGGATTATCATAACCCATATTATACATATTAACAATATAAGCAATGGCTTTATTTTTTTCATTATGAAACTCTACAAAATTTATTAAATTTTTATAATCTTTAAGAACATCGGAATATTTAGATAAATATTTTAAAACATTTATATTTATATTTTCATTACTTATTAATAAATAAGGTTTAATATTTGTTTTATTATTAATATATTTAGTAAAATGAGATAAGAATGCAAATTTAGCATTTTTACAACTATTATGAAAATTTAAACCAATATTTTTATTATGTTTTTGAAATGCATTTAATATAGTATTAGTATAATAATAATATTTTCTTATTTTTCTATTAATTTCATTTGTATCATCTGTATCATCAGTATAATCATCAATATCATCATCATCATCAACATCTTCATTATCAATATCATCACTAGTATCATCATCTGTAATATCATCAAATTCCATAATATAGGGCTGAATAGGTGCTAGCCATTTATCTTTAATTAAATTTCTAACAGAAATAGGTGAATATAATTCACCAAATATATCATATTTTTTCTTGACAATATTTTTATTAGGTGAGGCTGATGTAAATAAACGTTTAATAATTCTTTCATTATCAGTTAAATAGAATTTTTTATAATCATTATTAGTTTTATCAATATTATAAATCCAATTTTCAATGGTATAATGAGCCTCATCAAACCATATAATTATATTATTAATATCAAATTTAGTTATTATTTTATCATAAATAAATTGATAAGATTGAATACAACAACTAATAATATTATAAGAATTCTTATTAAAAGTTCTTATTCTTCGTATTTTATTATTATCATAAATATTAAATTTCTTTTTAAAGATTTTAATATATTTATCATTTATATTTTGAGAAGAAATATTAATTCTTGGAGTGAAAATAATAATTGTATAATAATTATCTTTATTTCTTTCAATAATAGTATTTAATATATAATAAATAATAGTTGATTTGCCAGCACCAGTTGCTAATTCTAAATAGAATTTATTATTTTTAATTAATTCATTAACACCATATTTAATTATATTAACTTGATATTCTCTTAAATTTATATCATTATCTTTCTTATCACTTTTATGTTCATTATAACTTTTATCATCATTTTTATTATTAAAATCATTAATATCATTTATTTCATCTTTTGATAATTTTCTTGTATTAATGCCTAGTTCTTTATAAACATTGATAAAAATATAATCTAATAATTCAATACCTTCATTTGAACGTATAAATTCAGTTCCGCCGCCATCATTAATTAAATACTTTTTAATTTCTATGAATTTAGATAAATCAATATCTATTTCTATTTCTTCTTCGTATATACTGCTTTTATCTTTATCACGTAATGATGAAATAATTTTATCATATTGTTCATATTTATAGTAATTTTTATATTTATCAGTTTCAATACATTCATAAAGAGCAATGAAAGAAGATTTATGCGAATGTTGTTCGCTAATAATTCTTTGTTTAGGATTTTCAGTATAACCGTATTTAAATTTATTATTAGAATTCCAATCTTTATTTTCTTGTATATACAAATATTTCATATATAAAATAAATGATATATAATTATAATCATATTTTTTTACACTTTTCAACATTTAAAATGCCGTTTTTTTGTCTTTGTAGTTCTCGTATTTTCTTATTTTATTTTATTAAAATTAGATAAAAATAATTACTCGTATTCTTACATCTGTATCAATTTTATATTTTTTCAATTTACACCAGAAATCATAATTCCATCTTGAATTATATTTCCTGTTTGAATTTCATCATTATCATTATAAATATTAGCAACATCTGACAATGTAGGAAGAGTAAATAAATTTACGATATTAGAAAACTTCATTATTTATTATTATAATATGATTTCTTATTATATTTATTTAAGGACATTCATATAAACCCCTTAAATCATTTTATGATAAATATTTAAGTTTGATAGTATTATTATAATTAATAAAATCTTCATCAGATATAGTATTATTATTAATATATTTTGAATATATCAGATATTTTACCATATTTTTTAATTTATTAAATTCGCATTTTATTTCTATATATTCATTTGATAAGATATTAAATAATACATATTTTGATATTTTAATTATTTCTTTTTCTTGAATTTGTTTATTAATATTTAATTCATCTATATCATTATTATTTCTTTTTACAGATATTATAAGTGTTTTAAGAATATCAATATTTTTATTATTACTTGTTTTTACTTTTATTTTTCTAGTTGTTTTATAAATTTTTATTATTTCTCCTATTTCTTCATTAATTAATTTATATTTGATTATATCACCTACAACATAATCATTCGTTTCAATAAAATTATTTTGATTATTATTATTTTTAATTTGATTAATTAAGATATCTTTCATACATATTAATTTTTTAATTTCAATATTTTTATTTTTAATTTTTTGTAATTCATACATATACATATATAATGCCAATTGTAAATAATGTTCTTTTTCCAATTGTTTAACACATTTGAATTCATATATAATATCATTTTCATTATCAATACAATCAATATATCCTATTAAATTACGGTCTAATAATTCTGGTTCATTTTCTTGTTCTAATTTATATTCAAATATAGAATTTATTGAAATATTTAATAAATTTAATCTATTTATACATTTATTTAAATTTTCTATTTTTAACCAATCATAAGTTGTAATTTGATATATTTTGAATAAATAACCAGTTTTAAATGTATTCCAACAATTACATATATATAATAATTCATCTGGTTTTAAATTTTCAATATTTATATCATTAATATTATAATCTTTTTCTAATTTTACTGAACAACCATTATTAATAACTTTATTTTCAAAATCAACTTTTTTTAATTTATCATAAATATTCATTTTATTTTTTTGTTTTAATTCAAACATACTAGGAATTGCAATTCCTGTAATTTCACTTACACTTTCTGTTGTTTCATCATTTGATATTTTTAAAGGAATATCAATATTATTTATTATATAATCATTATTAGGTATTATTTCTAATTGGTTATAACATTCATCTATAATATTTTGCGGCAGGTATTTGCTAATAATTGTAACAGGAGTATCTATATTTTTATCTTTTTCATCATAATCATTAATATTAAGTCTTGAAGTTTCAAAATGACAATATAATTTTATATTAGATTTATTTATAAATGGCATATAATCATTTGTATTATGATGAAATAATGTTAAATATTCTATTCCTCTCGTGGTTGCGACATATAATTCATTTGAACAAATATGAGGATTGGCATCTTTTTTATAAAATTTAAAATATGATTCATCAAAATTAAATATAATTACAACTTTTCTTTCTAATCCTTTAACTTGATGAAATGTTGAAAATATTATTTTACCTTCCAATAATTCTTCGTCTAATTTCTCGTCATCACTTGTAGGAACATAAACCATAACATTCGGCATATCTTTTTTAATTTTATTTTCTAATTTTCTAACAGGCGAACATTGACTTTTAACACTAGGGGCTAAAATAAATATATCATTTGGTTTATATCCTAATGAAAAATAATATTTAATTTCTTGAAATGTTCTAAATGTGGAATGAATATCAAAACAATCACAAATAATATATCTAGGTTTATTATTAGTAATTTTATGTGATATAATACGTTCATCATTTAATAAACATTTATTGATAAATAAGGACATTTCATAAGTAATTCTAAAACTAACTGGTAAATTACATCTAATCCAATTATAAGAATTGAAATTAAATAATAGGGGTGCATATTCAATAAAACGTTGGTCAGCATTATTGAAATCAAATATACTTTGTTTTTTATCACCAAAAATACAAATTTTTTTATTTATATTTTTATTATCTGTATAAATTTTACAGATAAGTTCATAATATAAACTTGTTATATCTTGTGCTTCATCTAAAACAATTAAATCAAAATTAAAATTCTTTAATGGTTTATTTTTATTTTTAATAATATTATTTATAATAGTATCAGTATAACATTTATTATCATAATATTTAACACATAATGAATGATAACTATGAACTTCAATATTATTGAGCATTAATTTTTTCGCTTTTTCTCTTGTTTCAACTTTTAATTTTGAATTATATGTTAATAATAAAATATTCATATCATTAAAATGTTTTGCAATATGTAAATTACAGGTAGTTTTACCACTACCAGCGACACTATCAACAACAACATTATTATTTAATATTAATTGTTTAATAATATAATTTTGGTCTGATGAAATTATGGGCAATTCCATTTAATATAATATATAAATCAAATCAATTTTATATCAAATCTTTAAATACAAAAATATTAATATAGAACCACATATAAATAATCATATTTCTGTTAATAAAATTACTGGTCTTTTAATATAACATATAAAAGGATTTAAAGACATTCATTAGATTTCTTTAAATAATGGATATTAATAATGAACCTCAAAGAAAATGTGATAAATGTAAAATTACAAAACCTAAAAGATTATTTTATAAATATAAGTGTTGTAATAGATGTCATATAATCTCTTTTATTCATATTCATTTACAAAATGCGCGAATTGCTAATCATTTAAATATTTCTATTGATGAATTAAATAATATTCTCAAAATAGATTTTAATGATACTAAAAAAAATGAAATAGGAGAACACGAAAGATATGATGAAGTTATGTTATTAATGTATAATTATAGTTCTATAATTACAGATGATATAATTAATCATTTTTTAGATGAACCATTATAAATAATAAAAAAATCATTTAAGGACATTCATAAAAAACCCTTAAATCTATATTTAAATAATATAATGATTAATATAAAAAATTGAATTTAATAATATAATGATTATAATTATAATAATAATAATAATATGGATTTAACAAAAACGGAACTTTTAGCAAAATGTGCTGAATTAGGATTAACTAAATATAAATCAAAAAATAAATCGGAATTAATTAAATTGATTGAATTATTAAAAGATAATCAATATAAAATTAATTGGAATTGGTTATCATCTAATCCTGCAGCAATAGAATTATTAAAAGAAAAAATTAAAATTAATAATAATAATAAAAATAATGATGATGAAATAGATTGGATTATATTATCAAGGAATCCAAATGCAATTGAATTATTAAAAGAAAATCAAAATAAAATTGATTGGGATTTATTATCATTAAATCCAGCTGCAATAGAATTATTAAGAAATAATCAAGATAAAATTAATTGGCGTTATTTATCAGAAAATACAGCAGCAATAGAATTATTAAGAGATAATATTAATAATATTCAACGTGATTATTTATCAGCAAATCCAGCTGCAATAGAATTATTAAAATTAAATAGAGATAAAATTAATTGGACTGCATTATCAAAAAATCCATCAATATTTGAATTGGATGATAATAAAAATAATGAATTATTAAAAAATAAAGTAATTGATTTAAGTTTATTATTATTATAAAAAAAGGATATTTATTTTTTTGTAATTATAAAAAAGTAATGACATTGCCTAAATTGAATAATGATATTATAGAAGTAATAGCAAAATATTTAATTAATCCTGAATATAAATTATTGGATTGGATAGATATTAATAATATTAATTATATTTCATTAAAATCAAATCCACATCCAAAAGCGATATCAATGTTAAATGGACAAGATATAATTGCCTGGATCTCATTATCATTAAATCCAAATACAAATACAACTGCTATTCAACTATTACGCGAAAATCCAGATAAAATTCTTTGGTGTCAATTATCATTAAATCCAAATGCCATATCACTATTACGAGAAAATCAAAATAAAATTAATTGGGTTAATTTTTCAAAAAATCCAAATGCCATTGAACTACTTAAAGAAAATTTAGATAAAATAGATTGGTATTGGTTATCATCAAATCCAAATGCCATTGAACTACTTAAAGAAAATTCAGATAAAATTGATTGGTCTCAATTATCATCAAATCCAAATGCAATTGAACTATTACGAGAAAATCCCGATAAAATTGTTTCATTTAAACTCTCCTTAAATCCAAATGGAATTAAGCTACTTAAAGAAAATCCAAATAAAATTGATTGGAATTTATTATCATATAATCCAAATGGAATTAAGCTACTTAAAGAAAATCCAAATAAAATTGATTGGAATTTATTATCATATAATCCAAATGCCATTGAGTTACTAAAAGAAAATCCAAATAAAATTAATTGGTTTAATCTTTCTTTAAATCCAAATGCATTAGAATTATTAAAAAAAAATCAAAATAAAATTAATTGGATGCAATTATCAAAAAATCCAAATGCATTAGAATTATTGAGAGAAAATCGGAATAAAATTGATTGGATGCAATTATCAAAAAATCCATCAATATTTGAATTGGATCATAATAAAAATAAAGAATTATTGAAAAATAAAGTAATTGAACTAAGATTATTATTATTATAAAAAAGTAATGACAATGCCTAAATTGAATAATGATATTTGTTTAATTATAGCTAAATATAAATTATTAGATTGGATTAATATTAATGATATTAATTATAAATATTTATCATCTAATCCACATCCTGCAGCAATTGAATTATTAAAAGCTAATCCTGATAAAATTGATTGGGATGGATTTTCTTTAAACTCTTCTATATTCACATATGATTATGAAAAAATAAAAAAGAATTTTGAAGTATTGGGAGAAGAAATAATAGCAAAAGCATTACATCCAAAAAGAATATTCCGATTAATTGAAGAATATGGAGAAGATGAAATTTATAATACTTATTTTGAATAAAAATGTTTTTTAATTTTTATATATCTTTCATACAACATGATATATTTATTTTTTTTGTTTTCAATTATTTAATAGTCATAATAATTATAAAAAAATATTCTTAAATTAATTAATATTATCTTCATTTTTTTCAAGAAATCCAATATCTTAATTTCCAAATAGTTATATTAAAAACTCATATGTATTAATTATAATTTTTTAATCACCAAACAATTCCTCCAAATAATCATAATCAGGATCTTTGAATACTCTCGATGGTTTCATTACTTCCTTAATTAAATCTTCATACATTCCTTGATTATTCTCTCTCATTTTTTCATAATCCAATTCAAATATTGAAGGATTTTTTGATAAATTATACCAATCTATTTTATTCTGATTCTTTTCTAACAACTTAATAGCATTCTTATTCATTGATAAATAATCCCAATCAATTTTTTCAGGATTTTCTTCAAGAATTTTTATAGCATTCTTATTAAATGATAAACCTCTCCAATCTATTTTATCTTTATTTTTTTCAAGCAATTTAATAGCATTCTTATTCCTTGATAAATCATACCAGTCTATTTTGTCAAGATTTCTTTTGAGAATATGAATAGCATTCTTATTTAATGATAAGTATTTCCAAATAATTTTATCAAGATTTTCTTCAATTAAGTTAATAGCATTCTTATTCTCTGGTAAATTATACCAATCTATTTTATCTAAATTTTCTTCAAGAAGATGAATAGCATTCTTGTTATATGATAAATTATACCAATCAATCTTTTCAGGATTTTCTTCAAGTAAATGAACACCATTCTTATTTTTTGATAAATTCTCCCAATCAATCTTATCTTTATTTTGCTTCAATATATCAATAGAATTTATATTATATGATAAAAATTCCCAATCAATTTTTTCAGGATTTCTTTCGAGAATATGAATAGCATTATTATTAAATGATAATACATACCAATTAATCTTTTCCATATTTCTTTCAAGTAATTCAATCGCATTTGGATTTAATGATAACATATCCCAATCAAGTTTATCAACATCAATCCAATCTCTCAATTTCCAAATAGGTCTATTCAAACTCATCTTTATTTATTTAATAAATAAATACTTAAAAACAAAATATCATTTTTTAATCACCAAATAATCATAATCAGGATTTTTAAATACTCTTGAAGGTTTCATAACTTCCTTAATTAAATCTTCATATATTTTTTTGATTATTAATTCGCATTTTTTCATAATCTAATTCAAATATAGAAGGATTATATGATATATTATACCAATTTATTTTATCTCTATTATCTTTAAGAAGTTCAATAGCATTCTTATTTAATGATAAATAATCCCAATCAATCATTTCAAGATTTTTTTTGCATTCTTATTTAATGATAAATTATCCCAATTAATTTTCTCGGGATTTGCTTCCAAAATCTTTATAGCATTCTTATTATTGTATATATTTTCTCAATCTATATTTTCAGAATTTGCTTCTAATAAATGAATAGCATTCTTATTTAATGATAAAGCATCCCAAATCAATCATTTCAAGATTTTCTTTAAACTCTTCAATATTTACATATGATTATGAAAAAATAAAAAAGAATTTTGAAGTATTGGGAGAAGAAATAATAGCAAAAGCATTACATCCAAAAAGAATATTCAAATTAATTCAAGAATATGGAGAAGAAGAAATTTATAATATTTATTTTGATGATGATTAATCTAAATATATATATAAGGACATTCATTAGAAACCTTTAAATATAAAAAATGATTATTTTTGTTTTTAAATTTATATTATACCCTATATATTGACAACTCCCGCACATTATTAAAGATATATAAGGATTACTTGGAACTTTCCTTAAATGTATATTTTCTAAATATATAAAAAATTGATTATTATGATGTCATAAATGTGTATATAAGAACATATCGATTTAAATGGTTTTTACGAAGCGGAGGCAAGCCGAAAGTGAAGATAAAGAAATTAGAAAAAAACAACAACAATTTTTTGACAAGGCTGCTGAAGTTGCTAAATATTCAACTATGCAACAGAAGCATGGTGCTGTAGTTATTTATAAAAATAAAGTAATTGCATGTGGATTTAATTATATGGTATCACATTTAAATGATAATAATAGTATTCATGCTGAAGTTGCTGCAATTTCGCAAGTATTCAAAAATAAAAATATTCTGTCTGAATGTGATATTTACGTTGTTAGGATTGCACCGATGAGATATAATAACTGTTTGAAAATGTCAAAACCATGTGAGAAATGCACAAAGTTTATAAAAAAATATAATGTAAGATGTACTTATTATTCAACTAATTATGAATATGAATGTTTATATATTTAAATATCTAAACTCATAGAAACTTTTGGTATTACTCGTTTAATTGATTTTTTTTCTATTATTGGTCGATCATCTTTATTAAAGATTTTGGCGAGTAATTCTTCACCTGTTAAATTTGCATTACTTAAAATAATTTCTTTAATTTCTCTAATATTTACAGGTTTATGAACTTTTTTAATATTAGTTTTTAATCTCCCATTCTGCGTATTTAAATCATTATAATTATATTTAAACATAAATTCTTCAATCTTATTATTTAAAGCCTGTTGTAAAGTTTTTCTTTCTCTTATTGCAATATTTAATTTACGAATTGCATCATCATATTTAAACCAATCAACAACGAGATTTTTAAATGTGTCTAATTCATCAGGTGTAGGCTCATTAGTTGATTTAATTATATCTTCAACTAAATTATTATTCATTATATGACAAATATTAAAAAAATCTTTAAATCTATTTTTTTTTAGGTTTTTTTGCTTTTGGTTTGATTTTAGTATCTATAGTTTTTTGTAATGATCCAAAATCACGCGGTCCTTCATAATTAGTTATATGACCATTCGAATACATACGAATAGTTGGAAATGCTGAAACCTGAGCTTCTTGAGGTAATCTCTGCATTTGTTTTAATTCTATTGAAATCATAGGCATCATTTTATTATAATAATCATATAATCGGTTCCATGTTTCTCTAAATTGGATGCAGTGCCCGCATTTATCCCAGTGATATAATACGACGCCGTTATAAGGTGAATATTTCGATTTTGGTACAGACTTTTCTGGCATTATTTTTCTATAATATACGCATAAAATAAATAACTTAATATTAAATAAATATGAATAAAGAATCGTATAATATATCCTGTAAGCATATAAAATATTTAGATAATAAATACAATAATGAAAATGATTTATTATATAAACGTAATATGCTTTGCAAGGGTGATTATGATGATAATCATAGATATGATAAATATATAAATTATTTGGATAATTTGTATGTTTCTAAAAAAAGTTGTATATTCACATCAACAGAACCTGATGAATTTAAATGGGCTTCGCAATTCGTCCCAATTAATGCAAATATAGACACAGCATTTAATGAAAATACCAGAAGAAAAATAATAAAATATTAAGAATATAAATATTTTATTTCATTATTATAAGTATTTGATGGTTGTTCTAATATAACTATTGAATCAAAATTTTCAATAAATGTTTTGATTTGAGAATATGGAATTTTACCATCAAATAAACATTCATGTCTGTCTAATTTGGCACCTTTAACATTTTTACTATTATTAGCATGAATACATACAATCGAATGTTTTTCAGGTATCATAGAACTAATATCTGTTAATTCATAGCCTGCGTTCCATAAATGACAAGTATCGATACATATTTTAAAATAATTTCGTTCAGTTTCTGTGAATGAATAATAGAAATTTAAGAAATCATTAAAATCTGTTAATAGTTCTGTTCCTTGACCTGCTGGATTTTCCAATAATAAATAAGTTTTAATATTTCTATTTATCATTTCATTTATAATATTCTTAATATTCATTTTCATAGCCATCAATCCATCGTTAACAGTTTGTGTTGTATATTTTCCAACATGTATTACATATCCTATAACGCCAATTGCATTTGCTGCTAATAATTCATTAATTATTAATGAATCGCTAATATCGATTGGTCGTTTGCCATTAATAAATGGATTTGCAAGATTTATAGTATATGGAGAATGAACAATAAGAACAAAATTATTAATTTTGCAATATTTTTTTATTAAATGACTCTCTTTTAAATATTTATCATAATTGGATATTTTAGAACTGCGAGGATTAGATATAAATAATTGAAGAGCATTACCTCCATTATTTTTGATATTTTCCATCGTTTTAATAATAGTTGATTCGCGTGGAATATGTGCTCCAATATGCATTTACAAATATCTATTTAAATAATAATATATATATTTAAATTAAATATGAACCTTCCATTAATTATTAAGGGTACGCATATAATTATTGATATTTATGAAATTAATAATTACGAACCTTTAAAATTTAAGGAAACTATTTCTGCAATTCTTGATAAAATTGTGGAAAAATTTAATTTAAATGTTGTTGGAAAAGTAATACATCAGTTTGAACCATTCGGCGTTACTGGTGTATATGTATTAAGCGAATCACATTTATCTATTCATACATTCGTTGAAGAAAAAAAAGTAGCCATGGATTTATATACATGCAATTCGATTAACAATAGCAATAATATTATTGATTATATTAGAGAAATATTTAGTCCATGTATGTGTAATTATAAAATTATTGAAAGGTAATTAAATATTTGCAGATATTAAAGTCGATAATATATCTATAAGGGCATTTAAATACTATCGTATTTTTTTGTTTTCTCAAATATGTTAATAAACATTTATGATGAATATTATAATGTGATTTTTTCTTATTAAAATTATATTCATATATTGTTGCAATTTCTTTATTAGATTGATTGAAATTTTCTAAACAGATTGTACAACAATTATTAATAATGGTTGGAGGTTGAGATAATGAATAAGGCATATTAGTAATTTTCCAGCCATCATTAATCATTTTATAAATATCTGTGAAAATTTCATAATTGCTATAAAATCCTCTAATATATTGTGTGCTTTTATTTAAAACATCTTTAACTATTTTTTTTGTTAATTTCTCATTATCTGTGAATGCATCATATGGCGTCCCTGTATTATTTGAATAATAATATGTAATTTCATCATTTTGACATGATAATAATAATCCTTGACATACATAATGATTATTTTTATATGGTGGTTCGTCTTTTGAAATAGTAATTTCTAATAAGATATTGAGTTCTTGAATAATATTTGAACTATTTGAAATAAATTTATAGAAATTAATATAATCGTCATTATTAATAAATGCAATATGAATTTTATTAGATTTTATAAATCTGTCAATCGTACTATTATCAAATGACATATTATAAAATTTATCCATAGGCAATTGTTTATCAATAAATAATTGTTTATTATGATCTGCTAATAATCGATTGCAAACATAATTATCATATATAATCCCATTATTATTCAATATTTCAATCTCTAAAGTCTCCATAAACTCATTCAATTGTCTGTAATATAACATATATAAAGGATTTTTATAAATATATAAATGACTGTCAATTTTTTATTATCATATATCAAAAAGCACATATTGACGTAATGAGTTGAAATCTCAATAAAGATTTTTTCAAATATTCATTATCATTTTTATTCTTAGAAATGTTAATGATAAATTCGCTAATTTTTATTTTAGTTCGAAGACGTATTATATCATTATATGTATCTTCAATAAAATCCATATATAACAAAAAATAATTATTTAGAAAAAATAGATATATAATAATTAATAATAATGAAATTCTAATTATATTAGTATCATCTTCTATTTTTTTATTTTATCTAATAGTAATTTTACAGCATCATCATTCATTTTAATAATAATATTATCTTCATTTATTTTATTAATTTTTGCTAATAATGCTTTTTCAACATCATCTACTGTATTCATCATTACATTAAATGAATCAATATAATCATTATTAATATTTTTGAAATAATTTAATTCTTCAATACATTTATTAAATTTTATAATACAATTTACATGAAATTCGATAATTGCTTCTTTTAATTTATTTAATTTTAATTCGACTGATAAATAAGTTTGAATACGATTATAACCAAGAATACAACAATTATTAGTAATATAATTAACAAATGTTGTATATTCTTCAGTTCTAGTATCCAAATTAAAATAATTCAATATAAATTCATTTGGTGAAATATTATCATTTATTTTATTATTAAGTCGCATAATATCATTATCTGTATCTTCTAAATAATCCATTTAATAATCTATGTAAAATTATTTTCATTTTTTAAAATTTCTTTTAATTCTATTATACGATTTTTATGAAAATTTATAAAATCATTAAAATAAGTTTTATTTAAATAATCACATTCAATAGATACATCACCAACTAATTTTACATTACAGCTATTATTAATATTAGCATCTATGAAATCTTTAATAATATTTTCACTTATCTTCAAGTTTACTTTTAACCGATTAATATTCATCACTTAGCAAAAGTTATATAATAATATATCATTTTTATTATTAGTGATGAAATATATTAATGTTCCATATAAAGATAGAAAACTAGTAAAAACGCTCGGTGGTTGTTGGGATAATAAACTTAAAAAATGGTATTGTGAAGAAGATAATGAATTATGTTCATTATATGATGAATATAAGGAAATTAATATTATTGGCGAAGATAGAGAATTTGGTTCAAATAAATTATATATTGATATGATACCAAAAACCAGTTATTTTAAAAATGTTAGAATGTTATTTAGTGATAGTGATTGGAATTTAATAAGACATCATATATATGAAAGAGTTAATAATCGTTGTGAATGTTGTGGATGCAAAAGAAGTAAGTATTTAGACGCTCATGAGAGATGGGAATTCAATAATGAAACAAAAACACAGAAATTAGTGCGTATTATTGCATTATGTCGTTTATGTCATTCAGCAACCCATTATGGACATTCAAAACGAACAAAAAATATGGATAAAATAAATATGCATATTAAAAAAATAAATAATTATACTGATGAAGAATTAGATAATCATATTAAAGATGCTTATAACCTATGGAAAGAACGAAATAAAGTTAAATGGAATTTAGATTTTAGCATAATTACTAATTCAGGTTTTATTATAAAAAATCTCTATATAATATATAAATAATGGATGATAATAATATAACTAATAATTTAATAAATTTGAATAGTTTTATTATTAATATGTTATATAATGATAATTATTTTAATGAAAGCGAGTATAATAAAATAACTAATATTAATAATAATTGTAAAGTTAGCGGCGATGATTGTCATACTAATAAAACTATGAAAATAGAGGTTCAGAGATATATTTATTTTTTCTTATTAGAATTTATAAAATTATGTTTATCCAATATAGAAACAAATACAAATGATATTAATGCTTAATGCAATTGCATCATATTATTAAATGATTTACGAAAAAACATAATCCATAAAGAACAATTACCTGTATTGCAAATAACATATTTACATCTAGACATTATTAATGTTATTGCCATATATTTTATTGAATAATTATAATTTTCTTCTGGTTTTATTTTATCTACTGAAGTATTCATTTTATTTATATGTCGTATTTCATCTAAAAATATGATAGAATTATTTGGATATTTATTTACCATAAATTTTAAAAAATTAGTTTCGTCAGATTGAATTAAAAATTTTAGGTTTGGATTTTCATTATACAAATAATCTGCATATTTTAAATAATCTTCATATTTTGGTAATTTAATTTCTGATTCTTTGTCATTTCCTCTGTAAAATAATACGCACATATTTTCATAATCAATTTTATATTTATTTTCTATTAATTTACTTGTTCCTTGAACTAAATCAGATGGTGTAAAATATTTTTCTATAAATGGCAATAAAACACCCATATTCAATTCTTCATAATTTTTATATTGATATGTTTCATGGTATTTAACTTCATCTGTATATTCTATTGTTATTGGTATTTTGTCATAATGAACAAAATAATCGAATGTTATATCATCATCTTCATTAGATTTATACATATTATAAAAACCTTTTGAATTGAGAATTAAAGGTAATTGTTTATATTTATTAAAGAATTCTACTAAAAAATGTAATCTAACCGAGCAGCATGAAAATAAACCTCCATAGTGTTTTATTTGCAATTCCATTTATTATAAATATAAAAATATTTTCTTATATATTAACGTGTATTTGCACCAATATTAGTAATGAGACCGATAAATACCCAACTCATAATAAATACTACAACACTCATACCGCATTCGCTATGATGTGTTTTAATACAGTCAGTTCTAATTTTGCAATATTCTGAATAATTTTCCAACAAATGACAATTATCATTTTTATTATTGAAACAATTAAATATTTCTTGATTGTTTGTTTTATTATATGCAACTAAATTGCATCTGTTTCTAATATTATTTTCAAGATTTCTTAAATAATTACGCGAGGCTTTATTGTTATATCGAGCATCTGTCACAATAATTAATGAAATCAAGAGGATAATTTGCTTAATCATGAGTGTTTATGAAAATAATTTAATAAAATATTTATCATTTTTTTATTATTTTATATTATTATGGATATTATCAAATGTTTGTATCAATATGGTTTTAGATTTATAGGATTGAAATCATTAGTAATTATATATAAGGACGATAAATTACGCTTTATATCATTATATTATGATAAAAATAATAAATATTGGAATAAATCGGCATGTATTAAATGTTGGTGCGAAGCTGATTTAAGTAATCTAATTTTTAATATTTATAAAACGGAACCTTTATTAAAAGATGATGAAACAATCGATGATATATTTTATGGTTATGATGATAATAGAATAGATATGTTAATTCCTAATAATAATATTGAAAGTATTGAAGATTTTGAAATAACTTCTAAAACTAAAAATGAAATGACTATAATAACTATATCTAAAAAATAAAATAAATAATATAATATATGTTATTAACGGTGCGTGACGAATATATTAATTGTGATAAATTAATAAAAGAAGCAAATGTATTATATGAGATTGCTAAAAACGTTGATGGATTAAGTAATGATGATATTTATTATATTCAAAATGCGAATAAATATATAAATACTTATAAAGAATTTAGAGAATGTTTAATAAATCAATATATTGAAGATTTAATTAAATATATGTATTAATTTTATTGATTTATTATAAAAAATGATTTTGGAATTATTAATATCATTCACCTCTTATAGGTCAAAGAGATAATGATTTACTCTTTCGGTTTAGAAATGAATGATGACACTTATATTTACGGTGGTCTGCAGTTTGAAGCTGAATACGATGAGGCAAAAAATATGTTTCTTGAACCATACACACGTCGCGAAATCGATATCACGATTAAGTATTATCCATCCAAACACTTATTCGTGTGTTACAACAAAAGCGACGAAATTATTCGTTTAGTATTCACGATGACTTGCTGGAGTGATGATTTCAGAGATTTTACGATTCGCAACAAAATCGCGATTATGTATGACGAGGTTTATCATGGTAGGATGCGGTGCAAAAACAAGACTTGTGAAATTGATTTCACCAATTTCATCGACGTGAATGAGTTGTAAAAAAAGTTAGAGGGATGGATATAAATGTCAAAATTTATTTTGGCATTTTCAAATAAATTTTTTTGTAACAATTTAATTAATGGCTTTTATATTCTTTTTTTATAAAAAACTAAATTCTGGATTTATTAATTTTAAATAAAATGCCAAAAAGTTTTAGCATATATATGATATTAAATTAGAACCTGCACGCAACGAAGTTGAAAAGACCAGTCCAATTTTTGACGATATAGAACTTTTGATTAAATATTAGTTCATTATAATCGTCGAGAAGATCGTAATCAATATGATCTCTAAATTCGCTGTAATTGTCTAAAATACTTTTCACATTTTTTGCATTAAATTTAATTTCATCAAATTGATGTAAATTTTCTTTAGAAATAAATTTACTACTGAATGTTTCAAATTCAACAACAATTACATTAAAAGATGCAACTGAATTAATCAAATAATAGCCAGAACCAGAATAGTACAACGAGCCTTCCATTTTGTATGATTAGTTCATTACTATTATTTATCATTTTTTTATAAATGTTGTTTTAAATTTACTCAAATCTATTTTCGACTATTATAATGAAAAGCCAAAAATAATTTTGACTTTTATATCTTCGAATTCGTCTAAAACTTCATATAGAAACCGTCATCGTCTAAATCTTCCCAGCGAGACGTTTCAGCAGTTAAATTTACCTTGCGCACAGGAGGAGGAGCAGACACAACAGAAACCCATGACTTCTCGAACTTCGGCTGTTTCACAACAACTGGAGCAGGTGCAACTTCGATAATCTCTTCTTCAACCACATCATCTTCGAGGCATAAGAAGATATTGGTTTGTTTGGGAGCGGCAACAGTCTTAGCAACTACTGGTTTGGATGGAGGACAGATCTTATTGAAGCGAAACGAGACGATGAGTTTCTCGCGATTTGCGAACGAGAGGCGATGTCTGAACCCGCAATTTTCCTTTTCACACAATTGCCCGAAAGTGCAATTTTTCTTACGCGTCTCAGGATTAGGCTCATCCTTTGATTTGTTAGAAATCGCGTCATAGAAATTCCTGACAATCTTTCGTTCCTTATATGAAATGTAATGATTATAAGAACATTCTGAATCAACACAAACACAGTTTAAATTGCAGGTGGTGGTCATAACTTAATACTCTCGATTTAGCTATAAAAATAAATATATATATTAAAATCATTTTTTTAGAGATATTCAATTAAATATAAACAAATATATTTTTAATTTAGTACAAATGGATTTGTATTTATAATATTACTAGGTCTTCTAGTTGATAATGACGATACGTTTGTTGTTAAATATGTTAATAATGCTATATTTAATTCTGGTAGTTTCAATACATCATATGTAATATATGAATGTAATAATGTATATAAATCATTAATCATATATGTGATGTTAGTGGATATTGGATATTTATTCTCAACCCATCCACCATTATTTTTATTTTTAAAAGCATTAATAACGGTTTCAAAATCATATGTTATTCGCTCAAAGTCATTATTAAAATATCCATATTTATTATTATTAATTATATTACTATTATAGAATGGTTTTATTAATCCAAAATCCCATATTACAAATACAAATCCAATATTTTTTAAATAATAATCAACACCATAAATATTATAATGAATATAGCCACCTGGTTTAATTTTATGAAATAAGAAATTACCATTATGAGCATCTGCATGAAATGCATTAATTGTTTTATAAAAAAACATCAAAGATATGAATATTTGTATTAATATATTTGATATATATTCATCATTATTATAATATAATTGAACAAAATTATCCAAATCACCATTCGCCAATTCATTCAATATTATATATATATTATTTATATTAACAATATTTTTTGGCATATATTTATCAATATCAGATATATGTTTTATTGATTTATTTTTTTCACTTAAATATTTACTTCGGGTATAATGTTGATCGCATTTTAATAAACCATAAGTTAATGGAAAATGTATAAAACCAGTATTTAAAGTATAATGAGTTAATTCTTCTAATATTAAATATTCGATATTATTATGATTTGATTTATCTAAAAGTTTTGTGGCAAATACGATGTTTTCAGAAAAACTGTCCATTTCTTTTTTACGATAATAGGAATAAAATACAACTCCATAAACACTATCACTTCCAATTTGCCGAGTTAAAATAATACGATTACCTATTCTATATATTGGTCTGTCATTAATTATTTTATAAATACTTAAACAATTATTTGAATATTTCTTACTATTATTAATATAATTACTAAATATTTTATAATTTTTAATGCGATCTTGCAAAAATAATGTAGATTTATTATTTAATACAGGTGTTAAATGGTTTTTTGATTTTGATGATGTTTTATTAAATTCTTGTATTTTTAATTGTCGCTTAGTTTCTAATAATTTTAATTGTTGCAATAATTTATTTTCTAATGAATCTAATTCTTTTAATGCCTTATATGGATTAGATGGCAATTTTGACGGTGATTTTTCTTTAAATCGTTCTTCACGATTTTTACACGCATCTTGAATAGCATGTGCTTTATTTAATTTATATAATTTTTTACAATCATCAAGTTTAATATTATCACGTTTACACTTAGCTATATATTCTACATATGGATTTGGTTTTATGCATTTTTGTTTTTTTTTAGAATATTCGCAAAAAGGAGGTAATTTACATTTACTATCCGTCATTTATTCTATTATAATAATGTTTATTAATTTTTGTATATAAATAATAATTAGATAATGATTAAAAAGTATGTATTTATTATTGATTTAGATGAAACAATTATAGGCAATTGTATATATCAATCGCAATTATGGAATATTGCTCGTATGTATAATATGAATATTAGCAAGGTTTTATTACCATTCTATAAAGAAAATTCTAAATTGATACGCCCATATTTTATTTATTTTATAAAAAAACTGCGCGAATTGTATAAAGAAAATGTTTATTTTTATGTTTATACGGCATCTACATACGAATGGGCAAATACTGAAATAAAATTAATTGAAAAAGCAAATGATATTAAATTTAATCGTCCTATTTTTACTAGAAATGATTGCACTAAGTCGAAGAAAGTTTCATATTGGGTTAAATCTATTGATAAAATAAAATCTAAAATTAAAATTAAAAATGCCGATTATATAATTATTGATGATAGTAATGTATATAATGATAATAATAATCTACAATTGTTTTGTCGACCATATCAATTTAAGGCATTTTGTGATATAAGGATGCATATACCATTAGATGTTATTCCAGAATCATGTAATGGTTTGATTTGTCCATTTAAAGATGAAAATGATTATGTTAAGATGTATAAATGGTTATATAAAAAAACAAAAAAAATAGATAAGATAAATAGTAAGTTTAAGAATGATAAATTCTGGTTACAATTAGCAAATGTAATAGAAAAAAATAAAATTATCGAATATAATGAAGATATCATTAAACAATTAAATGTTATATCTAATAACTTTTAGATCGTGTGCAATAATTCATATTATATATATAATATAACCAATAAAACGGACCAGTTATTATTGCTAATAATAATCCAACAGCCTTATCTGTTGGCGAACCCTGATAAAACATACATACTAAAGATGCTAAAAATGCTACAAATCCTATTACTACCCATATAAATGCAAATATCGAAAAAAATACATAAACTATTCCAAAAGTAATAAAAGATGCTTTTAATGCTTTATTAGCGGCTTCTGAATCATCTACTGTAATTGTTGATTTACTAGTAGAATCATCGTCGCTATGACGTTTATAACCTCCATCGTCTGAATACATATTCTATATATATTAGAATATTTTTATAATTTGTTTTCATAATAATATACACACATTAAAAATGCATCACATAAATCATCTTTTTTCTTATTGCTATTTATAATAGCTAATACTTCATCATTTTTATATATATTTGTTAATAAATGATTTGTATAAAATACTGCATCTATTTTATTTTGTTTATATTTATCATTAACTATTTTTTCACCATATTTATCAATTATTTTTAATTTATGTTTAGGTGATACATAAATAGTATTAATATTCATTTGTTGATGTTTTGCAACAACTTTAAAATAAGTATTTATAGTAGTTTGAATACATCTCATAATGGATGTCATTTGACATTCTATTAAAATTACTAATTCCTCATCAATAATAAATAATCCACTCATTATTTCATCTAAAAATTCGATTGTATTATTAATAATATTTTGAATATCTTTATTTTTACAATTTAAATCTACTTTATCTATTTTTTTAATATTAAAATCAGTATCGATTGTTGCATAACAATATGCCATATTCTTAATGCCAATATCAAACGATAATAAATGTATCATATATTATTAATATAATGAATATCTTATTTATATTTCGTCGCGATTTGAGACTAACAGATAATACTTCTTTATATGAAATTAAAAAAACTTATCCTACTGCTAAAATACTACCAATATTTATTTTTAATAAATATCAAATTAATCCAAAAATAAATAAATATTATTCTTCTAATGCTGTCCAATTTATGTTTGAAAGTTTAGAAGAATTATCATATATTAATTTTTATGATACATCAAATGAAATTGAAGTAATTGAGAAACTTCATAATAAATATAAATTTAGTGTTATAGCATATAATAAAGATTATACGCCATATGCAAAAAAAAGAGATATGGTAATTCAAAAATGGGCTAATATAAATAAAATTAATATTGAAAGTCATGAAGATTATACTTTACATAATATGGGTGAAATTACAAAAGATGATAAAAAACCTTATTTGAAATTTACACCATTCTATAAGAAATCTATTATTAAAAAACCACGAGCAATTGTTAATATTAATTATGATAATTTCATAAAAGATACAAATTCGCATAGTTTTAAAGAAATGGAGAAATTATATAAACCTAAAAATAACGAATTAATATCTGTTAATGGTGGTAGAAGTAATGGATTAAGTATTTTAAAAACTTTGGCGAATGGTAAATTTGCTAAATATGATACAGAACGTGAATATCCTTATTTAGATAAAACGACTAAATTGAGTGCTTATATTAAATTTGGTTGTATTAGTATTCGCGAGGTTTATTATTCATTACCATTAACACATGGTATTATTAGAGAGTTGTTTTGGCACGATTTTTATGCAATAATTAGTTATTATTTTCCTACTGTATTTGAAAAATCGGTAAATTTTAAATGGGATAATAATCCTGATTTTTATGAAAAGTGGAAAAATGGTAGAACTGGTTTTCCTTTAGTAGATGCTGCTATGAGACAGTTGAATATATGTGGTTGGATGCATAATAGATGTAGAATGATTGTTGCATCATTTTTAGTAAAAAATTTATTAATAGATTGGAGAAAAGGTGAGGAATATTTCGCATCTAAATTAGTAGATTATGACCCATCGTCTAATAATGGCGGTTGGAGATGGTGTGCATCTATGGGTGCTGATTCACAACCATATTTTCGCATATTTTCACCAACTGCCCAATTAAAGAAATATGATCGTGACTGTTTATATATTAAAAAATGGATTCCTGAATTGCGTAATGTTCCCAATAATATTATATTAGAATGGGAAACAAAAAATAATGATAGTTATTATAAACCCATCGTTGATTTTAAATCTACTTCTGCTACCTTTATAAAACGATTTAAGGAGATTGTTGGAACTTCTTAAATGCTTTTAATATACTTGGTAAAGTTATATATTCGCATTCGTTTTTAATAGCAGATGCATTAATAAATTTCAAATATACTTTATAAAGATTATAAACAAATTCTTTGATATTTGTGAAATTTTCTTCATAATGTAAATTATGTTTATTTATAATTTCTAATAATTCGTCATTAGTAGTATCAGGAGTAATATTTTTAATTGTACTATATGGTATATTTTCATATTTAATAAAATTTCCTACTATAATATCCCTATTTTTATTATAACTTTCGGTCATTATTATTTCCTTCTTTAATGTTTCATAATTAATATACGCAATTTTATTACTTTTCAAAATTTCAATTAATTCATCTTTTGATAATTTATTCACATAATCATATTTCAATCCTTTTTTTAAACAATCAATTTTAATAGAATTAATTAATTCTTTTTTTGTATATTTAATTTCTAATGACATATAATAGTAAATATAAATATTATAATCATTTTTTATAAAAAAATGAAACATTATTATTATGTTTTATTTATAATTAATCATGTCATCACACAACGAAAAGTTTTATGAAAACGATAACGGAGTTTATTTCAAATCAGGTTATTTATCACAGTGGCATATCGTTGAATTCAAAATCAATAATAAAATTTATAATTGTTGTGAGCAATTTATGATGGAACAAAAAGCATTATTATTCGGCGATTATGAAACTGCAGATCTTATTATGAAATCATCAGAACCTAAAGAACAAAAGAAATTAGGAAGAACTGTTAAAAATTTCGACGAAACTAAATGGAATACTATTGCAGATGAAATTGTATATGACGCAAATCTTGCTAAATTTAGTCAAAATTTGGAATTAAAAAATAAATTACTTTTAACGGGTGATAAATTGATCGTGGAATGTTCTCCATACGATTCTATTTGGGGTAATGGACTTAATATCACAGATACATTAAATACTAATATTAATGAATGGAAAGGAACAAATCGATTAGGATTAGCTATTATGCGTGTTAGAGCAACTTTAGCTGATTGTTAATTAAACTTCAGGCGCTGTTTGATTTTTTGCTTTTTCATCTTTCCATAGTTCTGTAGCCTTTTTCATTCGCTCAGTTGGATTGCAACCATCATTCTTTAGCTCTGCCATCTTCTCTTTAATGAAGAGGTTATATGCGGATGGTGGTTTTTTCACTTTTACTTCTCCAGATGCTGTATGAGTTTTAGAATTCTTATAAGCTTCTTTGAGAAGTTTAGTTAGATCACTTACTGAATAATTAACACTAGTATCTACTGATGATACAAACTTATCGATAATTTGTTTAGTAGCCATTTATTTTTATTTCTATTATATCTCCTATTGTTTATATCATTTTATCGAATATCCTATATAAAAAATAATTATTATAAATAAATAATAATGACTGAATGGAAATCATTTCAAGATTTTAAACCTGTTGTTTTAACTAAAAATAAACAAAAAACGAATGTTGATATTAATGCTAAAACCAATATTCATATAAAAAAAGTAGATGATACTGATGAATTACCAAAAGTCCTTAAATATTCACAGGAACAAATTGATATTATTCGTAATGCTAGAACTGCTAAAGGATTAACACAACCCCAATTAAGTAAATTGATTAGTCCAACTATTAAATCGGATTTTATCACAAATATTGAAAATGGTAAAACACCATTCGATAATAGAACTTATAATACTATTCTTAGAAAGTTAAATATTAAGGTGTAGTTTTTAATGCATCTAATTGAGATTTTAATTCTTTTATACTTTGTACTAATAATCCTATTATATTAGCATATGCTATATTTGAACTTCCATCGATTGGAGATATTGATACTACTTCTGGCAAAACTGCCATTACTTCACTAGCTAATAATCCAGTATAACTTTTAGCATTTGGTGCCGTATTGTATTTATAAGTATATCCTGTTAAGCTATTAACTTTTGTTAAGGCATTTGTGATTGGTGTTCTATATGATGCATTAGCTTCATCAGCTGCTAAAGAATAAATTAAGCCATTATTATAAATATTAAAAAGATTTGAATCATAACTAATATTTATTGCATTTTTATAAATATCAGTTGATGTATCTATATAATAATTTTTATTATAATCCATAGATGGGTCATTAATTCGTTTCCATATTCCAAATATATTATTTTTTGAACCAATTCTATAAATAGTATTGACATCCTTCGAAAATTCAACAGTCTTTGAGTTAAAATGAATATATGAATTTTGAGTGCACGAATTTAATGTTATAAAATTATCAGTATCTGTGAAATTATTAATTTGAAACATATTATTATTTACCGGGTTTAAATCATCTCCTCCATTAATTAATACACAACCCTTATAATTATTTCTATTATATGAACTTGCATTCAATATAATATTTTTCGTATTCAATTCAAAATTTGCAATCGCTTTATTATTATTAAATATTGATATTATATTATCATATAATGATATTCCATCTTTATTATAAATATCACCTTGTAAATATATATTATTTGTTTCAATATTTCCTGTTGTATTCAAATTACCTTTATTATCAATATTAATTAATTTAAAATCGTTGAAGTATATTTCATAATCATTCGTATAACTATAAATATTATGATAATTTCCTAAAATATTTTTTTGTTTTATTAAAGGTAATTTGGCATTATTTTTAATAAATCTTTGTGTTATTGGTAAATTAGCAGGAATATTATAATAATCAGTTATATTGAATGCAAAATTTAATGAATATTTCTTTCCAAATAAATAAGTTGTATATATTTTCTCATCAATCTCATTATAATTAAATTGGGTTGATGTTGACGATAATAATGATTTTAAATATGTAATATTATTATTTATATTTATTATATTTGAATTCACATTACTTGTTATAGTTGATGAAAAAATAGATGTTATAGCACTTGGAATTGAATATTCATTTCTTGATAAATGATAAGAATATGATGAAACAGTTGCTGTTATTTTATTTATAATAAATGAACTATATTTATTATAATGAATTGTATGAATTACTGGAATTGGTGGTGAACTGTTTGTATTATAATTAACTGTTATTACACCAATATCACCTGGATCAGCACTTGCCTCTTGTATATTAGTAGTTAATATACAATTAGAAACATTTTGACTTACATTAGTAGTATATATACTATTAAATACAGATGGTATTATTATTGTAATATTTACACTAGCGCTACCTAATGAAACTGGGACATCATAACTAGTATTATCATTAATTGTAAATGAAATATTAGAATCATAACGTTTAATGAATGGTAATAATTCTATTATATTATTTGAATAATTAAAAGTAGTAGTATCTGCATAATTTGCAGATACATTAAATATTTCATTAGATATATTTGTAAAATTAATATCATTATTTATTGAATATGTAGTATTTTCAAAGTCATAATCGGGTATTGGTTCTATTAATGAATATTTTAAACCAAATACTGAATAGTTATAATTAAAATTAGCAGTCATTAAATCAAATTCTTTAATTACCTGTATTTGTGTTGAATAATTATTTTTTAATAATAATGCTGGTAAGTTATCAAAACTATTAACTAATAAACTTGTAGTATTATTATCACTACCATCATCATTTATTAAAATACCATTTGTATGAATATTTATAATATTTTTTGAATTATATTTATATTTAAAATTATCATCGATTGTTAATGTCCAATTATTACTATTATTATGTTGTGATATATCTATTGATACAGGATTTGTTGATGGATTTGTTAATCGCAGTAAGTGTGTTGATGTTGAATCATTTATATGAACAACATTATCTCTTTTTAATATTATATTTGTGGTTGGGTCATAAAAATTACCAGACCCAATATTAAATATATTGATATCATCATATGTTTTATAACAATTAAAAAAAGACGTTGCACTATTCGTTGGTTTTATTTGAAATATACTCGATAATTTATGATTTACTGTTGGCTCATCTATAGTAGTGCGATTTCTTATTGACAATAATGATAATGATACGCTTTCTATTATTGAATTTGTCTCATTATATATTGATGCATCTATGATTTTAATATCAATTTTAGCGTTTGCTATAATTGTCGTCAGTCCTGTTGTTGTAGAGAATGTATTTCCTCTATTTGAAAATACACATAATGAAGTATTTGTATTATCATTATAAACATAGAGTGGTGGATTTATAGACATAGAATTTTGAATATTTGTATACCATGCACGATCATATCCTATAAATACTGATTTAGATGGGTATAATTTAATTAAATTACCAGTAATAATAACATCAGTATCGATTGGAGGTGATGCAATTTCTTCTAAACCATTATTTTCTTTTATAATACCATTCATAGAAAATGAAATACTTACATATTTAACTATTATTTTAGATATTTCCCAACAATCATTTAAAATATTATTTGTAATTTCTATACAAGTATTCAAAATATCTATTATAGTTCTTGAATTACCTATATAAGCTCCAATATAATCATTAAGTTTTGATGCTAAATCTTTAAAAGAATTTGCGAAATCATATGATTTATTCACACATACTATAAATTTATTAGTCAGATTTTCACTTTTTGCTAAAAACTCACCATCATTATAATTCGTAGTTGCATATGTTTGTAATATTAAAATATCGCTTATTAGTTCATTAAATACATTCACTACGATTGCTGATTTTTGTTTATTTATATTATTCAATATTCTAATTTCTGTATTTATATAATCATAATTATCTAATAATGTTATTGCAATATTATTATAATTCATGAAATTTTCTTTGAATGAATTGGTATCCGTATATATTATTGAAATACCTGTAGGTATTGTTAATTTCGTATATGGCGTTAATGATACTGGTTCATCTCTATTAAATGTTATTACTGTATTGGAATTATTTGATGAAAATATATAATTATTTGATGCAGTAGTTATATAATTTTGAAATCCTAATGTTAAATTTATATAAATCTTATCTGTACTTATCGCGTTTAATCTTGCTATATTTGATGTTGTTATAGTTGACGCTAAATAACTATTCGTATTTAGAATATTATTATTATAATTTGGATAATAATCATTAATATAATTTGTAATATTTGAGACATTACTATAAATTCTATCAGCATATAATGCGTTTGAATGTGAATATTTTAATATATTTTCATATGTTATTGGTGTATTTATAATATCATTATTATATATATTCGATGATGATATATATATATTTGATGATGTAATCATATTATTTGATGAAATTGCATAAATATATGGAAAATATTCATTATTAAAATTCAATAGAGTAGTATAATAATTTGATGAAATATTATGTATTTGTTGTGAAATTATAAGATTACTCCCTGATGTTATTAATATATTTTGAATGTCATTCGCTAATGGTTGTGGATATGATATATAAGATTGTATAATTGTATTATTAGTCGTAGTTGCGGATGATTGTAATATTGAAGCATCGTTAAAATTATTAACTCCAATATTTAAATAATTAATTAAAGTATTTGAAATATTTGAAATATTATTATAAATATTTGAAGTTGTATTATAAATATTACTAGCTATAATATAATTATTTGATGCATTTGTTTTAATGATATTATAATCACTAGGATATCTATTTTTGCTAATATCATTAAATAAATAATAATTACTAGTTTGATTTGTTTTTGTAGAACCCTTATAAGTCAAAAAAAAAGGGGTAAATAATCGCGTTATATTTAAATTACTATCGTAATTTGTAATTATCCCATTATAATTATTTATATTTAAGGAAATATTTGAAGTTGTCTTATATATATTTGATGCTAAATTACTGGTATTGGTTGCATTTATTATATTGATACTTGATGATGGGTCATATGATTTATTTATATTTGAATAAACATTTGATGCTAATGAATTAATATTACTAGCGAGACTATAAGCGCCATTTGGTGTTAATATAGTATCTATATAATAATTATTATTACCCATCGAATATATTTTATTTATTGTTGTTGTTAGTAAATTTGGAACAAATATAATATTATTACTTTTGAATTTATAATTTCCACTAATATTGATTGAACCATCAATATCTAAATCTCCATTAATTTTAACATTTCCTGTTATATTAACTATTTCATTATGATGAGAATAATCTTCGTATGAATTATATGTAGTATTATTATTGATATCTATAAAATATTTTGAAGAATTATAATAAATATTTACACAAGTATTTGCTGGTTCATAATCATTTTCTATATATCCAATCTGTAATGGTCCTACAAAATTTACATCATCCGTTATATGTTTTTTATAAATATACCATTTATTCTTATTGACTATTTCAGTATTTGTTATGTCATCGCAAAATTCAATACCAGAATAATAGGAACGGTCATTTGCTCTATAAAAACTCATAACACTATTATTAATCGTATTTTGATTTAAGGACGAATTTTTTATTTGTAATGGGATTGTTATATTATTATCAATATTAGATACACCAATACCTATATTAGCATTTGCAATCCATGCATTACTATTATTGAAATATTTGAATGTGCATAATTTATATGAATTTTCATAATAGCCGTCATATGAATTTATGCCACCAATTACATTTAATTTTTGTTTATTAGTTATTGTTGTAATCAAAGGAATATTAATATCTAATTTAGTTAAATTATTATAATTATTATAAATGATTGGTAATTCTGTATTATAAATATTCGTATTTTGTCTAATATAATAATTAGTTGATACTATATCACCGTTTACATCTAATGTTTTTACGGGTTGAAGGGTATTTATACCTACTTTTGAATTTTCTAATATTGCTAAATTTGGTATTTCATTCTTAATATTCGATTTCTTTTTACCTGAATAAAAATAAATATTATTCCAGGCTGAATTGTTTTCTGTTAAAAATACAAGACTATTATCAATTTGTCCAGATATATCATTTAAATTTGTATGACCAATATAAGCTTTTGATGCAGTCACGGTAGATTTTGAACCATCATATAAAAATATTTGAAATTGTGATGTATTTGCAGAAGTATGCTTATAAATATTAAAAAGGTTTGTAATATCTAATCGAGGTTCGCCTATATTTATAATACCACTAACATTCAAATTTGATGTTTGTGTAGGTGATTGAATTACAGTAGGTGGTGTTGTTAATTGCGGGTTTGATTGTGATATAGCAGATAATAATGGTAAAATATTGCAACCATCTACTAATAATCCACCACTACTAGTAATATCAATAGTATTAACATTAATTACATCTGCCGTTAATACATCGTTGAATATAGCTTCAGATGAAAAATTACACAAACGATTAAAATCACATACTACTGAACCATCATTATTAGCTTCTATTATGAAATTATCACTTATTGTTATATTTGATGTTATAATATTTGATGTAATTGTTGTATCTGTAATTTCAGCATCTCCATAAACTTTTAATTTATATTTATTAATTGGATTTCCAATATATACATTTGATGTAAAGAAAAATTCACTTTGATTGAAATAACCTCCATTAATTTGATTTGCATTTAATGTTAAACCTGAATTTCTTAAAAATATAGTATCAATATTTACTGGTTTTTTTAAAACATAATCATATATTAATATCTTATTTGCATATAATGTTCCATTCACCAGCAATTCTGGATATTTTGTTTCAATACCTATAGTTGTTTTATTTATACCATCAAATTCGTATGTTGAATATGTTATTTGTTCTGTTTGTTTATCCAAATTAATTAATACTGACTTATTAACATCTAATACCATCGTTGGATAATTAGTAGTGTTATATGTAGGTAATTGACGACGATCATATGGTATGGTTGTTTTGTCTAAATATAAATTATCAATATCGCTTGTATCTTTACTAATATTGAAATGTATAGGCATTCCAACAGATGTTATAAAATGCATAGGAGCTTCATTCGTATTTCCTATAATACCACTACTAAATTTGGTAGTAATTAGATTTGTAACATCATTATTTTCTATCACAAATTGAATATTATTTATATTTCCATCACAGTGGCGGGATATCTTAAGAGGGTTTAAATTGTTATTGGCGTTATTGCTATGTCCTAATACTAGATTATAATTTGTATAAATATTATTTTGTAAATAATCTCTTATTGGATAAAATAATAGATGTGATGATAATTTATTTAAAGTTTCTGCTAATGTAGATGCAGCATTTATACTATCAATCATTATATTCTCGGCGTGTATTATCCCATTACATACGATATCTCCATTAATTAATAAACTTTTATTACTCGCAGTTAATTGATTTCTGGTAGCGTTTATTCCTATGTGATTTTCGGCTACTACGAGATCATAATAATAATTTAGATTGTTAGTATCTGTAGCAGCAGATGATGGTATTTTTTCACCTACTGCTAAATAACTATTAATGAATCCATCACGTGTTAAATCTACATTTTTATAATCTACTAACCCTATACCAATCGAATCAATTTGTATTCTTGTATAATCCATTTATATTTAATTTTAATAAATATTATTTATATACAATACTAATAAAAAAAAATGATTATAATATAATTAATTGTTTTTATATATAATGTCTAAGAAAATGCTAATTGCCGATATCGTTGAAATCATTAACGGTAATAATAAAATCACTAAAAAGAATTTATTAAAAAATGTTGAAAAAATTTATAATACTATTTATGACGTTAAGAAAAATCCATATAATGAATTTGTTAAAGCTCAAATGGCTAAACTAAAAGATTCAGATATTCCTAATAAAGAAAAAATGGCTCATATTGGAAAATTATGGGCTGAAGAAAAAGCAAAATAAAAAAATCATTTTTTATTATTTTTTATTTTTTTATAATGTCCAAAGAAACGTTAATTTATAATATTCGCGAATATATCAATAATAACAAAATTTCTAAAAATAATTTTCTTAAAGAAATGGAAAGATTATATGATCTTTATGATTTAACTGATTATACACAAACAGAAATAAAAATACCAATCGAAGATTTCTTTTCTATGTCTAAATCAAATAAAAAAAAATATTTATCATCTGTTAAATCTAAAGATATTGAAATGATTAATTTAAATAAATAAGTAATATATGAAAATTATATATTTTTTTATTTGTATAGTTCATTATTATATTATAATTCCATTACGAATAAAAAAGAACTTTACTAGAACTTTTGAAAATAATGATTATAGCGATGGCGGTAATGGTTCTAAATTTGGTTTTTTATGAAGATTAGATAATTCTGTTAATTGTGTTTTTATTTGTTCTAAACTTTCATTTATTTTTTTATGATTTTCTATTTCATTTGCATTTGCTTTATAAGTATATAATAATAAATATTTAAAAACATCTCGTAATGATTTATTTGTTAATGGTTTAGTCGGGGATAAATATTCTAACATTTCATAATCAACTTTTGTTGGATTTGTATTTTTTACAAAATAATTATATATCTCATCATATAATAATTTATGTAATGAGTAATTAGTATCTGCTTTTGAATTGTCCAATAATGAATTAACAAAATTTTTTATATTTGAATCAGTATTCACGACTGAAACGTCTTTTATTATTGTATCTGCCATATCTAATATAAAATGAGATTATTTAATCTTTAATATCTAATACTCCATAATAAATTAATGCTTCTTTGCTCACATTATTTTCTGCATCCTTTTTAGTAAATCCGGACGCAGTTGCTATAGTATCATTCGACCTATTTTTAACACTATAACTAAATACTTTAACACTATCCTTAGTCGTTATTCCTAATTCACAGAATTTTGGCGTATCTTGTATTGAATGTTGCATATAAGATACAAGCATATCTTTATAATTTGTTTTTTGAATAATTAATTCGCTAATATCTATATAATTTTCAATAATATATATAATCCATTTTTCAGCTATATAATATCCGACCCCTGATATTGGCGTTAAATTTATCGTTTTAGGCATACTAACACGATCTGTTTGTGTTTGAAAATCGGTATATAATGCGCCAATAAATGCTTCTAATATATCCTCCATAATTTTATAATTATTTCTTCCGTTGGCTTCCTCAACTTGTTTAGAAATGATAGCAAATTTATTAAAACCTATTTCATTCGATAGAAATCCTAACATTTTCCCATTTACTATTCGTGTTCTTATTTTAGATAAAAAGCCTTCATTTTGATCTGGAAAGCGTGAATAAAGATAATTAGCAACTACCATATTTAATATGGCATCTCCAAGAAATTCTAACCGTTCATATGACATATCTTGTAATGGAATACAATCTTTTGGACAATTCATATTACCTGAGGTAAAATCCGCATTTTTCATAGTACAATATGATTTGTGAATAAATGCAGTTCTGTATAAATTAATATTATTATATTTAATTTCTTCTAATCCATTCATATCGAAAAACCGTCTTAAATCGCTATCTTTTAACATTTGATTTTGATTATTATATGGTAATTCGTCGGTTTGAATTACTTTAGTTTTATTGTGTATGCTTTCTATTTTCTTCATAATTCAAAAATATTATATGTATTTATTATCATTTTTTTATATGTTGGGAAATTTTTAATTTTTTCAAAAAAATGATTATTTGGTTTTAAATAGTAATTATGCATACTATGGCATCTTCAAAGCTCGAAACGTTGATCATTAACGAAATCGAAAAGCGCGAATTGAAAAATAGGGTTATGTCCAATTTGGAAAAGCAAATTAAGACGGTTATTGAATTGCGTGCAAAAAGGAGAGTATCGAAACGCATTCCATCTAATATGGAGAAACAGATACAGGCTGTTCTGGAAAATCGCAAAAAAAAGCATGCAAGTGCTTTGAAGCAGTTATGCGACAAATAAGCAAAATGGGTTGATATAAATGGCAAAAATAATTTTTTGTCATTTAAAGATTTTATTTATTATTATATATAAATGGATAAATATAAATGGTCATCATCCTTCATTTGCAATAATAAAAAACGTAAATTAAATTCTAAAAAAAATGAAGATGATGACGACGATGATGAAACAATTCCAAATATTATTATTAATAAACAGTCTAATAATAGTATTTATAGTTGTGGTAATCATATTTATTTTAATAATGATATTGATTCAACTAGTGCATTTAATTTAAATAAAGAATTGCGTACTATTGAATTAAAATTAAAATCATTTCAAATGGCTATGAATGTCGAACCTATGCCTATTTATTTACATCTAACGACTAATGGCGGTTCAATACATTCGGCTTTAAGTATTATTGATTGTATGAATTCCATCACATTACCTATTTATACGATTATTGATGGTTTTGTCGCATCTGCTGGGACTTTGATTAGTGTTTGTGGTTGTAAAAGATTTATTGGTAAAAATGCTTATGTTTTATTACATGAATTAAGATCAGGTGTTTGGGGTAAAATGACATATTTAGAAGAAGAATTTAATAATTTTAAAAAAGTGCAAGAACATATTACTAATATTTATGTCGATAAAACTAATTTTTCTAAAAAGAAATTAGACAAATTACTAAAAAAAGATATTGAATGGAATGCAGAGGAAGCAATCGCTTTTGGCGTTGTAGATGAATATTATAATTAAAAAAATGAATTTATTTTTTATTTATCCATTTTCATAATGGATTCTTTTTACGGTGATTGGATTAGTAGACGAAAATATTGGTTTTCTCAAAATGATGAAAATGATAAATATTTATCAGATACTTATGGTAATTTAATTAATTGCGATTCGATTGATAAACCAATATTGGCTATTTTAATTTATGACCAATTAACCAGACATTATTATAGACATGAATATAATAATCATATACTCATTTATTTTAATAGAAAAGCATTAGAAATTGTTAATAAATACAATAATCCATTATTTATTCAATATTTGAATATTGATGATTGGATGTTTTATATGTTGGTATATAGACATTCAAATATTAGAGAAAATTTATTATTTGTTATGAATGAATGTTGGAAACGTTCAGATATTCCTAAAAAATTTATTAAAGCTACTTATAATCGTGCTAATTTTATTGAAAATCTCGACTATTATAATTATCCTATTAAATTTGATAGAAGTATTTTAGATAATGATCCATTAGATAAAGAAATTCTTCAAAAACCATTATTCGATATTGGAAAATTTAATTTTAATAATGAAAAAATAATTATAATTAGTCTCTCTGGTGGCGTTGATTCAGTCGTATGTTTATATAATTTATATCATAAATATAAGAATACTAAATTAATTGCAGTTCATATTAATTATAATAATCGTAAAGAAGTAGCTGAAGAAGTAGGATTCTTACGATGTTTATGTTCTCTATTTGATATTGATTTATATGTTAGAAAAATTAGCGAAATTAATAGAAATAATTGTATGTTAAACGATTTAAGGGATGTTTATGAGAGTTATACTAAAAAAGTTAGATTTAATTCTTATAAATGTGCTGGTAGTAATAATCCAATAGTTATATTGGGTCATAATAAAGATGATTGTTTAGAAAATATTTTAACAAATATTGCATATAATAATAAATATGAAAATTTAATTGGCGTTGAATATATTTCTGTTATTGATAATATAACTTTTATAAGACCGTTAATCGATGTATATAAAAAAGATATTTATGACTTTGCAAATCGTCATAATTTACCTTATTTAAAAAATAGCACTCCTGATTGGTGTCAGCGTGGGAAAATTAGAACAGAAGTTAAACCAGTATTAGAAAAATGGGATAAAAGAATTATTGAAGGTTTATTTAATTTAAGTGATATTATGAAAGATTATAATAAAACGATAAGTAATTTTAAATGTAATGATAATAACCATATTGATAATTTAAATATGTCTAAATTTTATTGGAAATATGGTATATTTAATGAATATAAAATTCATATATCTAATAAATCGTTAGAATCGTTGATAGGTCGATTAGAAATATGGAAAAAAAAGTATGATAATTATGATATTAATGAAAAAGTTATTATTATTATTAGTAAAGAACTTAAATTAGAACTATTTAAAAAAAATGATAATTCATTTTCATACAATCTTATTAAACAATAATGGCTAATGAGATCGTAAATTACATTAATAATTATATTCATAATAATGAAGGTTTGAATATGATCGAAAATTCCATATTTCGAAGAACCTGATTTAATAAATATTGTTTCTAATTATATCGGAAATAATATTATTTATGATACTTATTACATAAATAATAAAGATATGAATGTATGGACTATATATATAGTTGATAATGAATTAATAACTCCGTCTGGACCATTATAAAAAAATTGATTTTTATTTTTTAAATTAATAATTATAAATAATCATTATGGGAGCTGGTGAAAGTGTTTACGTTCAAGATCAAGAAAAATTCGTAAGAGCTAATATTGATAGATATAAAGCTGTATTACCGGATCGATTATCTAGAAATCAAATTGCTGGAAAATTGAGACAATTATATGCAAATTCGGATACTTGCAGAGATAATCGAAATTCTTATATTTTAAGCCACGATTGGTGTGAAGCTAAGAAAAAAATAACCCCTATTTATGATAATAATAGAGAACGTGGCGGATATAGAAGATAATTTACATATTATTTCTGTTTATAATAGCTTCCTTTATATGAATTTCATTTATAAGATCGTTATATGATCTTAAATTTTTATATAAATCATAATAGCTTCGAAGTTCTTTAACTTTTAATATATTATATGCTTTAGTTATTTCTTGAAATATTCTTTTTGCTTTTGAATCATTCATATGTTTATCTGGATGATATTTAATAGCTAATGAACGATATGCTTTTTTTATTTCTACCGAAGTAGCTTTAGATACTATTCCTAATACTTGATATATTTGATTTGATGCAGGTTTATTATAATTCGGTATAAACGCATTAAATTTATTAGTAGGTTCTGATTGTTGTGGCGGTGATTCATATTTAAATGCGGGTGGTTTTTTTGGTTTTGGTTCTTTTTTTGGCTTTGGTTCTTTATTCATTTTTTTAGCAGTAGGTCCATCTTTTTTTACACATCGACCTTTTGGGCTTAGAATTTTACCCGATGGGCATTTTTTAGGTTCTTTTGGAGCTTTCGGTTCTTTAGGTTTTGATGCTTTCTTAGCAGTAGGTTTATTTACACATTTTTCAAATGTAATAATTTTAAGTACTTTATCAGACGGGCAACTTTTCATATTCTAATATATAAATATAAAAATAAACGCACTTATAATTTTAATACATTCGTTGTTTGTAATACAAATTCTTCTTTGTATATTGGATATTGGGGTTCAATAGTAATTTCTCGTTTTATTCCCCAAAAATATAAATCTTTTGATGAACTATTATAATAACTGTCATATGATGAAAATAATTCTTTTACTTTTAATGCTTTTTTTAAATCTAATTCTGTTAGAGTTTTATAATAATGTTTAATTAAATTATTATCTAAACGTCCATTTGACGCACAAGTAAAACAAAATAACCCATTCGGTTTTAACATCTTATATATTTTTTTTAATGTCTCGTGATAATCGGGATCATGTTCAAAATAATCACTCGATATTATTGTATCGAATGTATTTTCATATGGCAAATCTTTGGTTTTTTCCATATAATTACCATAATAATCACAATCTTCAAATAAATAATTATTATTATCGGATCCTACATCTAATACTTTTTTATTTATAAAAAATGTTGGTAATATTGTTTTTACGAATGATAAAAACTTCTTTGCTTCTTGATGCATTATTTAAATGAATATAAATATATTATGTTTTAAATCTTAAGTAATTACTGTAATTAATATTTCGGTGTGTTTTAATAAATACAATATCATACTCGTTCCATATTATATTATAACAGTTATTACCAACGATATCATCCAAATATTCTTTATCAAAATTACTAGTTTTTCTAAAATCTACATTTTTATAATATGGTATTAAACATCCAATATTCCAGTTATTTTGTAATATTAAATATGACATATGAATTTCTTTATTAAGTATTGTTAACGTATAATCACTATATATGTTTGTTAAACTAAATATTTCTTTTTGAATTAAAAATTCTAAGGTTTCTTTATTCATAGAATATATAAATGATTGAATATGTGGATTAATCTCTCTATTTGTATTAATTTTTACGAATTTATTCATTACACAAGTATTAATAGCACTTCCAAATAATTTAACATCCTCATTCAAACCTTCTAAATAAATGTCAGTCCATATTTTAGTATTATATAATGGTAATATAGGACCAATTACAGATGAATTTACAAATATGAAATATTCATAGTTTTTATATAAATCATCTTTTATTATTCCTTCACTCCATCCGCCAAAATCATAACCAATATTATCACGATATAATCGTTTAACATAATTAGGACATTCATATTTTACATTTTTATTATTTGCAATCATTATAAAATCAACATTTTCATCATAATATATTGCATTTTTTATAAAATATTCAACATTAGCATTATATTCATGAAATACATATAAAACTAACAATTTTTTCGTCATTATATAATGCTTAAAAATATAATCTTTATATAATATGAAAACGCGTATTTATATTTTAGCTTATAATGATGAAACATTTGAATATGCATCTAATTTTTATAAAGAATACGTATGGGCTAAAGTTATACGTATAAAAACTACTGTCTTATTTGAAAGTATTATATTTGATGAATGGCTATTAGATAATTATGACGATTGGAAAGATTTCGATAATATTGGGTTTATATCTTGGAAGGCTAATCAAAAAATATGTATAAATGCTTTAGATAATGTTATTAAACAGTTAAATGAAAATGATTATGATTATGATATTAAGCCATTATATTCATTTAAAAAAAGTGAAATAGATTCATTCAGTCTTGGTTATAAAATATTAGATATTGTATTTACTAAATTAAATTATCCTGATAAATATGTATATCGTGATGATTTTATTAAATTTTTTTGTAATTATTGGATTACAAAAAAAGATACATTATTAGAATATATTGGTTTTTTTAAAAGATGCAAAGAAATTATTGATACGGACGAAGAAATACAATCTATAATATGGGATGACGCTTATTATCCTGGTTTAAATACAGAACAATTACTTAAAATATTCAATAAACCTCATTATTGTTATCATCCTTTTATATATGAACGAATTCCATTTTTTTATTTTCACGGCAAAAAATTTATTTAATATAAAGCTTTCTTTTTTATTTTATATATATGAAAACACGTATATATATTTTAGCTTATAACGATAAAACATTTGAAAATGCCTCTAATTTTTATGAAAAATATGAATGGGCTAAAGTTATACGTATAAAAACTACTGTTTTATTTGAAAGTATTATATTTGATGAATGGCTATTAGATAATTATGACGATTGGAAAGATTTCGATAATATTGGGTTTATATCTTGGAAAGCTAATCAAAAAATATGTATAAATGCTTTAGATAATGTTATTAAACATTTAAATGAAAATGATTATGATTATGATATTAAGCCATTATATATATTAGAATTTAATGAATTAATATTGGATGTTAATATAATTAATTATAGAATAGTGGATATTATATGTACTAAATTAAATTATCCTCATAAATTTGTATATGGTAAATTTATTAAATTTTATTGTAATTATTGGATTACTAAAAGAGATACACTTTTAGAATTTATTAAATTTTTTAAAAAATGCAAAGAAATTATTGATAGTGACGAAGAAATACAATCTATTATATGGCATGATACACGTCATTCTGGATTAAGTGAAGAAGAATTACTTAAGATTTTCAATAAACCTCATTATTGTTATCATCCGTTTGTTTGTGAAAAATTAGCATGGTTTTTTTTCCACGGCAAAAAATTTATTTGAATCAATATAAATATTTAATATATATAAATGATTAAATGATTATAACTATACTTACCGGCGGTTCTGGTAGTGAAAATATTCAATATGATTTTTATAAAATCAATAAAAAATTATCATTAAATTTAATTATTAATGGCTATGATGATGGTAAATCTACGGGTATTTTACGAAATACTTTTAAAGGTATTTTGGGTATATCCGATTTTAGAAAAAATCAAATTTTAGAATATAAAATAAGATATGGAAATAATAAAATATATAATTTATTAAATCATAGATTTACGATTAATCATAATCCTCATAAATATATTATCGATCTTATTAATACAACTTTTATGGATGATGATGATGATATATATATTTTTTTAATATTAAATACCAATTATTATTTTAAAATAGTGAATAATAATATAATATATGATGATTTTAATTTTATGAATATTATATATTGTTCTTTACTTCATAAAAATAATAATAATATGATTACTGTTTGCAAAATTATAAAAAAAGTTTTGAAATTAAGAAATAATATATTTATAAATTCGAATGAAAATTTAATTTTGAATGCTATTACTAAAAATAATAATAAATTGTTGGATGAAGCTTCTATAGTTAATTTTAATGATAATAATGATAAAATTATAGATATTTGTTTTAACGATAATATTCCAAATCTAAATTATAAAACTAAAAAATTGTTATTAAAATCTGATATAATTATATGTTCTTGTGGAACTCAATTTAGCAGTCTAATACCAACCTATAAAACAAATGGATTTAAGGAAACTTTAAAGAAGTCAAAAGCATGTAAATATTTAATTATGAATTGTGATTATGATAATGACATTATTAATTATAGCGGGGATGAATTATTGGACAAAATTAATGAATATATTTCATTAGATGATTTTAAGATTATTGTATCAAATGATATTCATAATAATCTCATTCCAACAACTACTAAATATAATTGTATAAATATACCTAAATTAATTAATAACAATAAACATAATGGATTTCTATTATGGAAATATATATTATTTGATTATTTTAAATTTTATTATAATAGTCATTATATATTTGATTATGATTATACTATTTTTGATGACAATAATATGTGTATTTCTTTGGATAATATTAAATTATTGGAAAAAATAAATAATACAATCGTTGTTAGTAATAATTGTATTACTAATTTATTAACTATACCTTCTAATATTGATACATATACCAATTTTGCAAATATTAAAAATAATAAAATTATTAATGATGCATTTATTTTAAATGATAATGAGGTGTCATTCATTTATAATATTATTACAAAGTTGGATTGTTGTTGTTGCTTAAAAATAACAAATAGAAAAAATATTTCAATCGCAATAAAACCCATTATTAATAGAGATTTATTTATAAATTTGTTTGATTCTTATTTATGCGATACAGATTTAAAAATTATTAAAACTGGTAAAACAACTATCGAAATATTGAAAAAAGGATTATCCAAAAGAAATTTATTTATTGATAATAATTATTTTAATAATAAATACACATATATAACTGATATTAATGATATTGATTATAATTATGAAACAGATATAAATTTATATTTACAAGTTTCTAATATAAATACTACAAATCTTTTTTTAAATTCTATAATACTTAATCAAAAATATGATTTTTGCATTATTGTTGCTGGTATAAATACTAGATTTAATAATTTTCCCAAATGTATTATTAATATTAATGATAATAAAACGGTATTAGAAGATATTATTGATAAGATTTTACCATTTGCTAATAAAATATTTATATGTTGCAATAATTATTATAAAGATTATTTTTTAAAGTTTGATAAAAATCATAATAATATAAAATTTGTTTATTATAATTCAGTTGATAATTTGCAAAATTATCCAAAAGGTAATGGAGAAACTATTTATCAATTATTGAATAATGAAATTTTGACAGATAAAATATTTATTATGTGGGGTGATATTATCATTTCAAATGAAACTATTATAAGTGAAATGTATAATTTACAATTTGATAATGATTTTTTAATACCTGCTATTTATGAAAAAACGCCATATGCATATTTAATTACAAATGATAATAATACGGTAAATGATATTAAATATTATCAATATGAACCGATTGATTATGGTTTTCACGATCAATCTATATTTTTATGCAATACACGTATATTAAAAGATAACTTAATATTAAAAGATAATACTGAAAATTTCTTTTTAGATATAATTAAACAATTAAATAATGTTAAATATTATGAAACTAAATATCCAATATACGGTTATAATACTATCGACGAATTTAATTTAATTATTGATAAATTTATATAAAGCAAATATATAATTAATTTTATTATGGATGCGTATTATAATAATTGTAAATTTTATAATGAATATAATGGATTATTAGATGATTTTTCTAGAAGTGTTGAAGATGGTAGTAGATTTTTAATTAATAAATATATTGAACCTGATATGAAAGTTTTGGAATTGGGTGCTAGATACGGAACTGTTAGAGTTTGTTTGGATTATTTATTAAACAATCCAACAAAACAATTATTATGTGTCGATCCTGATATGACTGTTAAAAATTGTTTACAAATAAATAAAGTTATGAATGGTTGTACGTTTAATATATATAATGGTACTATTTCAAAAAAAGAATTATATGTGTGTTATAATGGCTGTTGTTGGGAATCAAAAACATATGTCAATCCACCTGCTAATTTAAAATCAATCAAAACTAACACATTATCTCTTGACAAAATTCAAGAATTATATGATATTAAATTTGATTGTGTTTTAGCAGATTGTGAAGGATTTTTATTAGAATTTATAAATGAAAATCCGGACTTTTTTGATAATATTAAATGTCTTATTTATGAAGAAGACTGTGGTAAAAAAAACCCAATTAATAATGATTATATTGATTATGGTGAAATTGAAAATTTTTTAATAAGTAAGAATTTTTATTTAGCAGAAGTATATACTGATAAAATTGGATTAGATAATAAAGTTTGGTTAAAAAATAAAGATAATTTTCATATATTTATTGCTTCATGTTATGAAGGTTTAGATATTCAAGTTCCTAGATTAATTAAAAATATTATTAAATCTAATATTCCTGTAAAGTTTGTTCATTTTATTGTTGGTGGCTGTCCTGAAGAAAAAACTTATTATATAGATGGTATTGAAATTGTTACTGTTAAATATAGATGTTTTGAATTTACACCTCATATTTATTTAGTTAATAATCCAGATAAATATGATTTTGATTATGCTTTTTATACACATGATACAGTAGAATTTGGAATAAATTTTTATAATACTGTTAAAAATGACGTATGTTTCTTACGCGAACAGAAAAAATATGATACTATTAAAATTGAATGTAAAAATATATACTCTTCAAATATTGGTATTTATTCTAAAAGAATTATTTTATTAAATAAAGAAATATTATTATCAATATCATTAAATTCGAATGATTATAATGATTTATTTAATTTAAAAAAGAAATTACAAAGATATGAAGATTTTATATTAAATCAAAACTTTTATAATAATAACGATGGTTGTATAAATGTAGAGCAAAAAATGACAGGTATAAATGGAACTGTTTCTAATGGCACTATTAGATATTTTAAACGCATCGATTTAATTAAATATCAAATGAATGCTAATAGTATTCAATCTATTGATATTTGTAAAATTTAAATAGATTGAATACTATTTTTGTAATATTTTCAATTTATTAAATATGTTTTAATTTTTTTCATTTTACATAAAAAATGATTTTTTCTTTTTAATTGTCTTTCATCTCTAAGATCAAAACTATCGCTATGATTGATACTGCTGAACTCATTCGCCGCATTACCGAATTTATCAACTCTCAACCTGATGACATTTCTAAGAAAGAACTCAAGAAAGCCATCGGTGACATTTATGACGAGTTGACCAAAACGGTTAAGAAGACGAAGAAATCTGCGAAAACTTCTACTAGCGATAGTGACAGCGACGAGAAACCAGAGAAGAAGAAACGTGCATTAACTAAGTATAATATATTCGTCAAGGAGCAAATGGCGATTTTGAAACAAAACGAAACGCCAGATACCAAAATGAATGCAAAGGAAAAGATGTTGCACATTACAAAACTGTGGCAGGAAGCGAAAGACGCAAAGAAAGATGATATTGTTGCTTCTTCAACGGTCGATGAGGTTATTAAAAAAGTGGATAGTGAGGCGGGCGAAGAAAAAGTTGATATTGAAAAACCTAAAGGTAAAACGCCTCGAGCTGGCATGG